TGCCAACCGACACGACCCGTACCCTGTGTGCTTTTGCGGAAAACCTTCTGTTATTGCATGCGGAGATAAAGGCTACTGCTGTGAAGAACACTTCAACCAAGGAGCGCGAGTCTAAGATCATCCCCATGCTGCCGGACGATATAGAGCTGTATAAGGCTCAACCGTCAGGCTTGCCCGACCTGTTCTTTTTCCGGCACCTGAAGGGCAACGGGGCAGCCAAGCCGGGTTCACAATTCGGCAAGGACTATTTTTACAAGTGGTGGGCGAGGGCGTGCCGCGAACTTGGTATTGAGGGTGTCGACCTTTACGGCGGCACGAAGCATACCAGCACAACCGCCATGAGCGAGTATTTCACACCGGATGAAATGAAAACATCTGGAACCATGCACGCTACAAACGCAGCGTTCGAGCGGTATTTTCAGGCCAAGGCCAAGCCAAGCCGCGCCATATATGAGAAAATTGCACAGTCTCGGGAGGCGGCTTCAGGGTGAGATGTGTACCAAATGTGCCCCGCAGCGCCGCGAGCCCTACGGGGCCGGGAAAAAGTGATAGTTCAAGTCCGGCCTTCGGCACCATTGTAAATAGTAAAAGATGTAGTAAAAACGGGAACTTGCAGAAAACGCGGGTTTCCGTTTTTGCGTTTAAATGTACCCCGGATGTACCCCACCCCGATTTGCTGGTACACATTGCCGCCTGGCTCCCCTGCCCCACTTTTTTCGAGAAAAATAAAAATCTGCTTTTCCGCTCCCCCATGTAAATTCCATATCTTAAATCAACATCCAATGTTGACAAAATTTTCATTTGCTTGTTTAACCGTGTTTGGGTAGATTTATAATAATGCAGTTAGCACACAATATTGATTCGGGAAGAGCGAGGTAACATGTAATGAAAAAGTACCTGCTTAACGTGCTGATCGGGATTGACCAGCTTGTAAACGCAGCCCTTGGTGGAGACCCGGACCTTACAATCAGTGACCGCATAGGACGCGTTAAGGTTCTGCACGGCGGCAAGATACCCAAGCGGTATTTTTTGATGCGCACGATTGCCTGGGGGCTCAACAAGATTGACCCGAACCACTGCATTGATTCCATTGAGCACGATGAGACGGCCAAGGATGAGGTTTGGAAGTGGGGGTAGGCGTGACCGATAGAATGACAACAGCCCAATATCGCGAGTTTCGCAAGACAGGCAAAGTGCCTGAAGCCAGTAAGCCCCAATCATCCCCCGCCACCACCAAAGCACCCGTGCCTACAAAACGCCCCAACCCCCGCCCGAAGCAAACGCCCGGCAAGATGAACAAGACTGAGGCCGCTTTTGCCCGTGAGTACCTTGACCCGAAAGTTGCCTCCGGTGAAATGGTCGAGTACCGCTTTGAGCCATTCTCTTTAAAACTGGCAAACAATACACATTACCGCCCGGACTTCTTGGCGATATATCCAGACCGCATGGTGATTTACGAGGTCAAAGGGACGCACGTTGAAGATGACGCAATGGCAAAGTGGAAAATAGCCGCTGATCAGTTCTGGTTCTTCGAGTTCCAAATGGTCAAGATCAAGATGAGCCGTGGCGCAATCAAGGAAATGGACTGGAGGGAATATAAACTGTGAAATGCCCCGCATGTGATTTCAAGAAAAACAAGATTGTCTATACTGAACGATGGGACACATTCGACACCAGGTGCCACAAGTGTTTGAGGTGCGGATATAAATTCCAGTCTGTTTCCATGCCGGTGAGCATGGAGGCTCTACTTCAATCAGCATCTATGGCCTCGAAGGGACACTTTGACCGAGATGCTAAGCGGAGCCATGACGTTAACGGAGGTTTAAATGTTAATGGATGATGCTCTCTTAAATGAGAATTTTCCTCAGATGCAGTGCATGCACAGGAGGGGCCTTGTTTGGTGTAGCGCGGCAGCGGTGTTTTTCGTTATGTTCTATATTAACATCACAGGCTTACTTTTCATATTTAGCCTTGTGGTTTCCGTATTTGCAACTCAAACCGCAGTGAAAAAGGGCGGCGCTATTATGACCGAAAGATTTTTTTGCCAGGAACACGGAGAAATGACAAGAGGAGTGGCTAAAGTGAGAGGCCAGAATACCATCTTGATCGTTTTGATCGGAGTTCTTGTCGGGCTTACAGGCTGGAATGTCATGCAGACCATGCAAACTTCAGAGCGGTTATCTGAGTCCATCGGTGTTACGCGGGAGGCGTTGCGTGGTGAACTCAGCGTGGTGCAACGTAGCGTATCCAATACTAAAGACGATCTGCATATGGAGATTGGCGCGGTGCGTTCGGGAATGGAAGATTTGCGCACTAAATACAGTACGAGCACGTCAACCCTCAGCGTGCGTGTTAAGCACCTGGAGGAAAACTGCAGGGCTGCAAATAGCATGGAATCGCGGTAGGGCAACATGACGGTGCTCAAGAGCTTTTTTTGTGACCATGACGGATGCCCTTCAATGATGAGATTGGCCGCTTTCCTGATTGTTTCAAACATCATGCTTTGCTGGACGTATGTCACTATCCGCAACGGCAGGTGGGTTCCGATGGGGCCGGATACTATCGGGATGATCGTAACGGTGCTTGGCGCTAAGGCGTGGCAAAAGCGCATCGAGTGTCATCGAGACGGGACAAAGAAATGAAGCTCAAGCTGCCAGACAAGATAAGTTTTTCAAAGAAATGTGTTTGCGACTGGGATTTGATTCTGGTCAGGCTTTTTAAGCGTTTATTTAAGGGAAAGGGAGCAGGGAAATGACATTTGGACAGCGTATTAAGATTATTTTTTCAAGTATGTGGGACTTCGTGAGCCCGTTTTTTATCATGCTGCTCAAGCAGGGCGGCACTGCACTTCTGCAGTCTGCCTCGGTTGCGGTAAGACGCGTTGAGACCGACTTGCAGGGTGCCAGTGGTGAGGAAAAGCGCAAGGCTGCGTTTGATATTGTCAAGAGTGAAATGCAGTCTCGTGGCGAGCAGGTTGCAACATCCGTTATCAATGCCGCCATCGAGGTTGCCGTACAGAAGCTTAAAAACCTGTAGGGAGGTGCCCGGTATGAAGAACTGGTTTATTGGCCGCATCCTGAAGTGGATCGCGGGAAAGTTTGATGGATATAAAACCATCATCGGTGGCCTTACCATGGTGCTCTCCGGGGCTGTTGGCGTGCTGATGTACATGTTTCCGCAGGAGGGTGTACCGGCTGGCGACCTTGAAACATCCCTGGCGTTGATTGCCAGTGGTTTTGCAACCTGGGGCATTGGCGGCAAACTCGAAAAGCTGAAGAACGAAAAAGGTAATGGCTGAGACAGGCAAAAACAAAACAACTGCGCAGAAAACCTGCAAGGGCGTCAAGAAAAATGCGGGGAAATCTAAGCGCAGCAAGAAATACCCTGTCAGTGAGGATAAACCCCTCACCCCGGGAGAGCAGCGCTTTGTGTTCGAGCTGGCTAAAACGCCGGATGAACCGACAGCTGCATATATGCGCGCGTACCCGAACACGAAGAGTGTTAACAGCGCACGCGTGCGTGCGTCTGATCTCATCAACATCAAGCCCAACACGCGCAAGGCCATCAAGCAGCAAATGGCGCGGTATTTTGAGCGCCTGGACTTCGGCGCGTTCGACATTCTGAAGCGCATCGGGCATATCGCATTCGCGGACGTGACTGAAATATGCGAATGGTCAGAGGGTATGCTTAATGTGATCGACAGCGACAATCTAACCGAGCGCGGCAAGGCCCTGATAGCCAGTGTCGAGGAAAATATCAACGAGCGTGGCGGCCGGACTATCAAGCTGAAAACGAAGGATAGCATGGCTGCCCTGCGGATGCTGTGCAAGTATTACGGCCTGCTCAATCCATCCCGGCAAGCGCCACAGCAACCGATGGAGGAACAAGTGGAGGCCCTGCGCAAGGTGCGCGACGGCGAGAGCCCTATGGATGTTGCCATGGACCTTGAAATGCGCGGTGTGCCCCTGCCGGAAACCCTGCGCATCATGGTTGGCAAGTACCAGGCAGCTGAGGAAGACCCGGAAGGCGATAGCATTATCCCTACTCCAGAGGAAATGGAGGCGCGGCGTCAGGCGCGGCTACGCGAGATTGAGGAGCAGAAAAAGGACTTCTTGCCCGAGCGTCAACAGGAAGTGCGCGACATCAAGGATAGCCTGGGCGAAAAGAACAATGCTTTCAGCGTGAAGGATGATGGCGGTGACGGCAAATAGCCGCTTTATGCTAGACATTATCGGTTCAAACATTCATACTGCGCTTAGACTTTGAGGGTGTGAGAGCCGTTAAGATGATGAAAAATTACAAGGCTGTTGGCTACCGGAGGTTAATCACACTTACTCTCACCCGGGACGCTGGCAGCCTTGTTTTTGTTTGATTTTTGAGGAGTGTGTAAGTGCAGCGAGTTAAGGATGTAACAAAAGACCCGCGCTATCTAGAGTTTTGCGAAACCTATTACGATTCGCTGGTGGATTATGTCCTCTCTTTCTGCCGATATACCCCGACCTGGCAGCAGTTGGATGTTATGCGTTCCATCGAAAAACCAGGGTGCCGGGTTGCTATTTCGAGCGGACATGGATGTTTTGGCGCTGGCACTCCGATCAGGATGTTTGATGGTTCCATTAAGGCCGTAGAGGATGTAGCGAACGACGATCTTGTAATGGGGGCAGACGGCAGAAGGAGGACAGTTCACCGTCTTTGTTACGGAGTTGAAGAGCTTTACCTTTGCCAGTTTAAGGACGGCGGCAGGCACGTTTACAACGATCAGCATATTCTTGTTTTGATGCACGAAAAGAGCACAGAGCTTGAATATGTGGCAGTTCAGCACTTTGTGCAATGGGGCAAGGACAAGAAGCGCGAGTATTGTGCAGTCAGGCACGGCAAGCCCAGGATTATTGAGGATATTTACCCGATTGGCATGGGAGATTTCTACGGTTTTGAACTGGTAGAGGATCGGTTGTTTTTGCATGCGGATGGAACGGTTCTATCAAACACCGGAAAGTCTTTTATTGCAGGATGGCTGATGGATTTTCATTTGAGGGTTTATCCGTTCTCCAACGCACTGCTGACGGCCACAAACATTTCCCAGGTCACAACTGTTGTGTGGAAATATATAGACGAAGCCCAGCGCGATGTGGAAAAAGCATGTCCTTGGATGCGCGGTTTTTTCATCAAAAAAGCCAAGATGTATTATGCGAAATATTACAAAGACAGTTGGTATGTACTACCCCGCACAAGTTCCAAGCAGAACGCCGAGAACCTTGCAGGGCAACATAATTTCAACTTGCTGGTCTATGCTGATGAGGCCAGCGGAATCGCGGATGAAAACCTTGGTGTTTTGCGTGGCGCGTTGACCGAGGAGCGCAACAGGTTTGTTATGTCATCTCAGCCCACACGTCCAGTAGGACATTTTGCGGATGCCATGACATCGCTTGCTAAAAAGGAGGTTCCTGGAGGAGGCATTGAAGGTATTTACGACACCTTCATACTCAACTCTGAGGAAAGTCCGATTGTCTCAAAGAAATTTATCAAAGAAAAGCTGGTCGAGTATGGTGGGCACCACAGCCCAGAGTACCAAATAAAGGTGCTTGGACGCCTCCCCGACAACCTATCCGGCTACCTGATCCCGAAAAAATGGTGTGAGGAATCCCAGCACTACCAAATTAACCACACCGAAGAATGGGGCTGGGTGCTAACCGCTGACGTGGCCGAAGGTGTACACCGTGACAGCTCCGTGCTCACCATGGGGCGGGTTTCCGGATATGGCCCTGAGCGTAAGGTTGAAGTCACCGAGTGCGCGGAATATCTCGATGCCAACGAAAAGGAGTTTGCGCGCATTATTGCCGCCAAATACCGCGAGCTGCCCGCGCTTACCATCGCCGTTGACGCCGATGGTTCGGGCCGCACAGTGATCTTGGAGCTGGAAGAGATGGGAATACCCGTAGAGCGCATCCATTGGGGGCTTCCTTGCCATTCCGGTGCCGATCAGAAGCGGTATATCAATCAACGTGCTTTCGCCCACCTGAAGCTGCGTGAGGCGATATTCGAGGAGCGATTCAAGGGGCCAACAAACAAGAAGTTCGTGGAGCAGGCAAGCAAGCTGCCATACAAGATTGATGATCGTGGGCGCTACGCCATGAAAGGCAAAGACCAGATGCGCTCTGAGGGCATTAAGTCGCCTGATATCTCTGACACCTGCTGTTTCTTTTACTTGACCGACTATGTGCCATGCAGCGGCGTAAAAGATGCCACCGGCGAAGAGGGAGATTTCCTCGAAATGGCAAAAGCGGCCATGGAAAGCTAGACAGGCATGTGCTTTTCCTTTACCATGCAAGACTAAAAGGGAGGAAGGGGATATGTTATCAAGAGACAGCAAGTGGACGCAGGCAGCTATTGATATTGGTGTTTTTATGATGCTGACAATGTTGCTTTATGGGGCGTACCTGTGCGGCAAAACATACGCGGCGATGGATGAGCGCATGAATGGCATCATAAGCGCCAAGTGTGACGCAGAGGAGGAGCTGTTCGAGCACAGAGAGCTTATGCTTTCCATCTGGGGTGATGAATTTGACATCGGTAAAATAAAAACAGCCACGGTGGAAGCCACGAGCTACAACCCGTTGCGAGAGCAATGTGACGCCGATCCGCTTATTGCCAGCGACAACAGGCTTGTTACCCCGGGAGTGCTTGCCATGCCGAAAAAATACCGGCAGGAGCTTGGCATTGAAATCGGGCAACGCGTCGCCCTGGCCGGATACGGGATGTTCACCGTGCGTGATCACATGAACAGTCGGTTTCACGCGCGCGTGGACATAATATCGTTCATCCCTGAGTGGTCAAAGCACTTCGGAATCAAGCAGAACGTCAAGCTGATATGGGTGGATAATGGGTAAGGACATGCTCAACATCATGGCGGTTTCGCTCGAATCTGCCAAGCGCCACAAAGCCTACGCTATGTACGATGGCGAACGCATAGCCATAACGCATTGCATCCCCGTCCTGGGGCAACCTTCCGCATGGGCCGCTGATTTAGTCGAGGAAATAAAAGACAAGCTCAAGAACGGCTTTTCCGTACTTGTTGAAGACCGCACCGGCACATACTGCGTTGATGACGCCTCTCAGTTTGACTTCGAGGAAGTCACGGACGGGCGCTCGATGCTTTATCAGTCGCTGGACTGGTACTTTTCCATGCTCGACCTCGGGCAGATCATTGCCGATAAGAGCGTTGAGCGCTTCCTGTTGCGCTCAGGCGGTGAGGGACAGAGAATTGAGCGCACGCAGGATGATAGGGGCCGCACGGTATATAAAGTGGACTGGACTGCAATCAATGGAGGCGTAAAGGCCGTACTCATGTGCGTGTCTGGTGCCATGATGCAGCCACTTTCAGAGCGTTTCATTGAAGAGCTGTACGGCAATATGCCTATCGAGGAAGAGCGCCCCCCTATGGCGTCATTTCACGCTATCACAAAGGGGTTCGATCAAGAGCAGATCAAGAAATGGGATAAATATTACGAGGATTGAGCTTTGACGGATAGCGAATGCCCCACATCTATAGCATACGGCGGCTGCCGCTGGGAGAGCTGCAGGAACTGCCATGGGAAAGCTGGGGCCGATGCCGTGAAAACCGCGTCAAAGTTTGCCCGGCGAACAGAGCATGGTTGTGCTGCGCTTGGGGTACAGCCAGAAAGGGAATGAGCAGTGGAAAAGGTTAAATATTTTGCGCGAGTTCTAAAGTATCTCATGTTGGGATGTGGTTTATCCCTATCGAAGTTCTATGCAGAGATGCAGACATGCGGACTGAAGCGAAGGCGTTATAAGTTTGAGGAGAAGGCGCAGGCAGAAAGGGGGTAAGCATGGGTAGCGATACTTTCACAGAGAAAGGGTGCTGACATGGTAAGGTTTGTCTACGATCCTATATTTGGTTTCCGGGGCATTTCGGTGCCGAAAAAGAGCAGGCGTAAGAGCAAGCCCGCCAAGAAGGGCTGGTTGCGCTGTCGATAGCAAGAAGGATGCAGGCGATGGAAGATCATGTAAAGCAGGAGCTGGCAGCGGCTTTCGCCCTCGCGATTGAGCACGGGTGTGCAGCCGTTGATTTCGACATAAACAGTCTGGACTGGTTTAATCCCGGACTGGACACAGGCAAGGGAGTTTAAATATGGGTGGAGACGCTTTTTCCAAAGGATCATCAATGAGGTCAAGACCGAACGGAGACGGTAAGGGTTCATCGTTGAGGGAGTGGCCTGATTTGGTTGACAAATAGCAGGCTGGTTGACAAGCAGGTATTTGGTTGACAAATGGGTGTCTATTTTACAATTTAACAGTACCCGCTCTGCATAGCATCGGGCTTTCAAGTCCGCGAACTCCTCCCGCCTGCGTCGGGGGTCGGTTTGCGGCACAGCTCATCTGCCAGGTCGTAGACAGAGTAACGAGTCCGTCACGCAACGGTGGCGACCTCAGCAATGGCCGTGCGGAGCCACGCTAATCCGCACATCCATCAAAAAAGCCCCTTCCTTGCGGTTGGGGCTTTTTATTGTGGGCTTTAATCGTAGAGTTCCACCAGTGCTGCATACTTACCTGGAGTCCACGAGGCCGGAGGCTGCCTGCGGATAACCTTGTTCAACTCTTCAAGGGCTTCTACCAGCTCTGCGGTCAGATCACCATCCTCCGGAAGTTCATCGCAGAAATGGTCAATACTTACCTCCTGAAATTGATTAGCTTCGCATACAATTAAGCGCAGAGAACGAACGGTGCATTTATGCTCTTCCATGTGGTACTCAAGTTCGTCAACAGTGAAAAAATACTCGTCTGCAGCATCGGAATAAAGTGGAGTCTCTTCATCCCACTCAACCCGTGGCAGAGCGTTATACCTCTCAACCGCCTGACTCTCTCGGCATTCCGGGCATAGGGTCCACCCGCCCTTCGGGATCACCTTTTTACATGCCTCACAATAGGTATGTGTGCAGCCTGCCATCCGTGCCAATCTTTCGTCGTTCCCAAAGAACCTTCCATCACGGCTCACCCATCCTGTCACCTTTGCGAGCTTCGCCGCTTCGTCCGAATCAATCAATATCATCTTGTCATCCATAACGTTCTCCGTGTTTGGTTTACAGCTATGTGCCTTACCAGTTATGCCCAAGATCAGCATACCACTCAGCGCGAGTGCCAGAAAAAACTGCTTTCGACTTTCCACACTTGATGCACGTTTTGATTTTGTGATGGGTGCTTCTGCCTGCACTAAGTATCAGCCTGCTTGTCCAAATGTGTTGACAAAAAATCCCGGACATCAACTTCTTAACAGCACGCACTATCATTATGGTTTCTTCCCTCTCTTTAGCAACTGAAAGCGTGTTCCACAGCCCTGACACTTGGCCCGCATGGAGCCTGAGCGTGTCTGCCGAAGCGTACCGCCACACTGTTTGCATGGGGTTTCAGACACTCGCTCGGCCATTCTCGCATTGATTTCAGAGCTGTCATTTTTCCTCTTCGGGCCGTATCCAAGCGCCCGTGCGACTTTTTTGTATTCTTTGTTTATCCACTCCCCCCCTGGTTCATAGTGCAGGCCGTCGCCCATCATATCGCCCAGCTTGATGAGCTGATTATGCAGAAACTCTCGGTCTTTTGACATGCTTGCCTCTCAACTATTACTGCACAACCCGCAACGTCTCTTCAGTAACAAACCCGGTATCAAGTGCAATATCCCGATACTGCGGATCGGCAACAATCCCCAGGGGAGCACCAAGCAACTCATTCATGCCGGACTGTTGCGCCATCATCAGGTAGTCGTAGTTTTCGGCGTTGGCATGGGTGTAATATTCCATGACAGTTGCATCGGCTGAGTATCCGGCAGCCTCGATAGCTTCTTTGTAAATAACCAGGACTTCCCGCATCATCTCCGGGCTGCCTTGCTCGTGCCGATGGAGGCGCTGTATTTTAGGCTCCAGCTCATTGTTTACCTTCTGCAGCTCCTGATAGCTCGGCGGCAGCGGCTCGGTTGGCTCAGAGAACCATCCTGCGTGTGAAATGGTTGCCATGAGTACGATTGCCATTGCCAGTGCCAGTGTCTTTTTCATGCTGTTTCTCCTTTCGCGCGCACGCGCATCGTGAATTTGCCTATGCCTTCGCCGTATTGCTGCAGCATGGCGATAATTTCCTCTGCCTGCTCTTTGTTATGCAGGATGCCTTTATTGGCGTTGAACTCCTCAAGGTCTGCACCCGGGACATTCAGGCGGGTGAGTTCTTCCCATTCGTTACCCTGCAGAACTACTATCTGAAACATCGTAAACCTCCTTCTGCCAGACCTTCATCCCTTCCCCGTGGACATAATGGGTGTGGTAATCGCGTGAAAGGTCAATGCCGATCTTTTCCAGCCATTCACGCACGACATCAGCGTTTCCCTGGAACATTACGCGCTCTGGTATTGTCCCTGATATTGGAGCGTTCCTTGCTTTCATATATTTCCCTTGCCCTCTCATCGAACCCCGGATCACCCGGCCTGAATATCTGAACATCCTCTTTCCGCTTCTGCATCACATGTTCGTGTCGGCGGTCCAACTCTGCGGCACAGACAATGCCGCAATAGTTGGTTTCAGAATCACATCTCTTGGGTGGCGTGAATATCATTCAGCAACTCCCAGCCCCTTATAGTCAGGCCAGTGCCCGGCCTTCACCATCTCAATATACCGAGCATCACCCCGTTCCGCTTCCTGGTAATCCATGTTTGAAACGAACATGAATGCGTACACCATTATTATTGCGAGAAAGACCTTGCGTATCATCTTGCCCCTCCTATTGAATAATTATCCCCAAGAAAAAACCCGTAGCACATGCTGTTGCCATTAGAATCGCCGTTGCTATAGCGGCAAGCAGCAACTTCAAGAAGTTTCGCACGATATATACCTGCTCTCCGCGTTGAGTTTGTCGGCCTCCCAGCAAGCATCCCACAGGGTGCGGTAAGCCGTGTCGCTCGGTTTAAGCTTTGCGATGGTCTCACCATCAAGCAGGACGCCCATGCAGCCATCTTCGGTAAGCTTCAGTTCGCAGTTCGGCAGCTGCTCCGTGATAACCCGCCACCTGTTTTCCACAAACACCACCCGTGCATCACAAGCCAGGCCACCTGCTGTTCTGCCGAAGATTGATTTTTGCGGTTTTGGGTTGCTCATGGCGTGCCTCCTGGCTGTTGCCCCGACCGTGGCCGGTTAAGATTTCTCCGTCCAGGCTTCAATAGCGCTGGCTGCCGTGTCTTCCAGTGTGAAATGCTGTACTGACCACCACATGCCGCCTGTGTTTGCTCTGTACTGTGATCCAAAAGCTAGCATGACGTTGCGGGGGTTCATTGCGATTTCCTTGGTGTAGTGATACCAGTGATCGACAAGCCTATGAATCAACGGCTCAGCGGCCTTCACGAACAGGGGGAAGTACGGATGAGACATGAACTCCCCTTCACTGTTTATGTCTTTCATATCCTCCTTGATTGACATGTTGACAAATTCCAGAGCGTACAACATTTTCTGCTCTGTTCTTGTCGTGAAGATATTTTCCATGTCTGGTGTAGTGGCGTCGTGTTTACTTTCCATGCCTAATCTCCCGTATTATTGTTGCCCCGACCGGAGCCGGGGCGGAGTAGTTATTGTATTAGTCATCCAAGAGTGTAATGCCGTACTCCTCGTCGATCTTTACCAACATTTCATAATCAAGATCGGCAGCAACGGTTTCGCCATCCGCAACGTTTTTCAGCGAATCGTAAAAATCTTCCTGATCCATTACTTCACAATCATAGTCAAAACATTCAACTTCCCGCACTCCGTTGATAGTGTCCGCGATAACCTTGATCATGTCTATTCTCCCTTCTCTCTCAGCAGCCCCCATGACCGCCCCTGTTGATTATAGTTATACTCCTGTTGTGCATATTCGCCAAGCATAAATCTACATAAAATATCAGGATATTACGGTCAGCACTGTAAGTAGTGATTTTCTGGCGGGTTTTAGTGTCAATTTTTTTGCAGCAAGTTTGCATTTGGGGTATATTCCGTGATAACGAATCTGAAACAGGAGGGTGTTTTGGCTCTATCTCGCTTATCTCCATATAACATCAACGAAGACCTGCTACGGGCACAGCTGTATCGCGAAATTCGCGATGGTCAGGAAAGTAGCGAATGGCGGCTATATGAGGTGCAGCCATCCGACACGCTACGCCCTGAGCTGATCGCGTACAAGGTCTACGGCACCCGGGAAATGAAGTGGCTCATCCTGGTTGCTGCCGGGCTGGATGATATGCGCGAGGAGTTGGAGGCGGCTACCGTTTTGCGACTTCCGGAACCGGCATGGGTGCGCCAGCGCATCAAGCACTACGTGGACATTGAAACCAGGGCGCGTGCGTAACGATGGCTGAGAACTTCACCACACAGGCTGAATTTAAAGCCTTTGAGCGCCAGTATAACAAGATTCGTCGCTCGAACCGCAATGAGCGTGAAGATGCTGTCGGGCTACTCACGCCGCAGAAGATGCGGCAACATATCCGGTCCGGCCAGGACCTGGTGCTCGACTATGGCAGGCAAGGCAAGAAGGTTGTCTATACTCTTGAAGAGTTAAAGCAATTTGCCGATGCCATAGAGAAAACGAAAAAGATCAGCAGAAACAAGATAGCCGGTGCTCCACTGCTATATCTGGAGAAAGCATCTCTACCTGAAGACCACAAGCGCAGCCGGGCGCAGATTCGCAACGCCACACTGTACCGCGTGCAGAACAATATGCTGCACTTTCAGGTTACGGCGTCCGACGATAGCGACAAGCAGTACCATCAGGTGCGAATAAGGCTTGAAGAGTGGTTCGACCAGATGACAGACCCGCGCACATGGCTTTCTGCGGCACGCAATGCTGCAATGGGGCGCATGTCGTTTGATTGCACGTGCGGTAGGCACCAGTTCTGGTATCGCTACCTGGCTACAATAGGCGGCTTTGCTGTTGCCCCGCTCGAAAAGGACTTTCCGAAGATCAGAAATCCGCGCCTAACCGGGTGCTGCTGCAAGCATGTCCTGAAGGTTTTGCGCTACCTAAAGAGTCCGTCCGTGCATGCGATTCTGGCAAAGCACATGGAAAAGCAGTCCGAGGCGGTGGGCTATGCAGATAAGCCTGGCGGCAAATTCCTGAGAAAGGCTGAAATCCAGAAAGCCAAACGCGCACGCGGATCGGATAAGCAGCACGAGGCAGCCAAGCGCGCGTATGAGGACTTCAAGAAAGCTAAGGATACATTCAAGCGCAAGGCTAAAACGAAGGAGGCTAAGGCAAAAGTGAGGGCGTTGACGGCAAAACTTAAAGCGCAGGAGTCCAGGGCCAAGGCCGCTGAGAAAAAGATTAAGGACATGGAGGCCAAGGCACAGCGTGATGTGCTTGCCGGTAGGCTCTCGGGCCAGCTGTCGATGGCGAAAAAATATAAGCTGCCGCGTGAGGATGTGCTGAAGGATTTTGCAGAGGAAAACGAGATGAAAACCACGGATGTCGAGGAAATTGTCAAGGAGTATGAGCTATGAGCGCAAACCGCGATTACAGCGCACACTCTGCGGTTCTATCCACTGACTTTATCACCATGCTGGACAGTCACCCGGATAGCTTTGATTGCCTGTTTTACTCAGCTCGGCTCGACACTGCGGAAAACGTGGCGGCGGCTGCAGGTGCGGTTGATGTCGTGGGGAGCATTGAGGGCAGCCATCGCAAGATTGACTATGCTGACCCTGTACCTTCACGCGCGCGCATCGTGCATGATGAAGGGTTGTCATTGCTGGCATACGAGGCAGGCGAAGGCATGGACCTGGCTTCTGGCAGCGAGCCCGTTGTGATCCTGCTCAAAGAGGGCAATGTGCCCAAGCAAAGCGTTATTTCATGGCTGGAGAAAACCGGACCGGCTGAGACCGATACAAAGACCGTGTATTACTACGTGCTTGAATCGCGCCCGTTCGGACGTGCACCAGTGGCGGGCATGAAGCATTACTGCATACCATTTTTGAATGAAGGGGAGCTTTAAATGGCAGTTGGACTTGAAATATGGGACGTGCTGCAACACTTCGGCAAGCATGAGAAATGGGGCGATCCTGACAAGATGAACCCGGCACTGCTGGTGCTGCTCGACAACCTGCGGGAAATCATCGGCAAGCCTATCATTATTCACTGTGGTTACGACACGGACGGACACGCGCCGAGTTCACAGCATTATGTAGGTAACGCCGTGGACTTCCACATTGTCGGGCTGCCAATAGAGCAGGCACATGAGGCCATGCAGGGTGCCTTGCACATGCTTGGGCTGTTGGATCGTGTAGGGCTTGGCATATACCCGTTCTGGAACTCGCCCGGCTTTCATCTTGATGTGCGCGGAGAGGCGGCACGCTGGGGCAGGCTGAAGAACGGCACCTATGTGGCCTACGATGCAGCGCTGAACGAATATCTGGAGGCTGCGTAGATGGCAAGCGATATTTCAGAGCTGCAGGCGGTGGATTTCGCCATGGGCGCTGTGATTATGAATGCCTTTGGTAGCCTGGCCGAAAAAGGTCCGGACAATTATGTGCGTTTTCTGCAGGCTCCAGTGAAAGACAAGATATTCCGCGCAGAGCATGAGGATGCCGGGGCGCTGGTAAAAAAGATTGCCAACGCGGAAAAGACTGAGAGCGGCCATCCGTCGTTACCTGTGGTGGCCTACTACCGCAAGCCTGGCCTTAGTAATGGCGAGGATTATGCGTCTGTGCTGGGGAAGTCGATGTTTAATGATGAGCTTGCGGCGGCAATGAACATCAGTATCCTGCCCGTCACACTCGAATACAGCATGACGTTTGCCGCATGGGATAAGCCAACGCTGGATAAGATGCAGCTTGCCTGGTACGCCTTTGCCGCTCAGAACACCCGCAAAAACACCCGCTTCATGCACCCTGTGCTTATCGGCAATGAGACAGTGGAGGTTCCGGCCTCGATTGTAGACCCCAAGACCATCGTATTTTCTGACTCATCCCCAGATAAGCAATCTTCCGGACGTATCGTATCTGTATCCTATGAGTTCATGGTGACAACCCAGGTGCTTGTGGGCGAATCGGTGGTGGTGCCGGATGAGATTACCGTTGTTGGCCTGTGTACCGGCTACAGTTGCTGCTGTGGAGAGTTGTAGATGCAGCAAGAGCAGGTCATCTTCCAGAAAATTGAGCATGTAGAAAGCGGCGAAGAGCTGGACCTATCGTGGCTCAAGTCGGCAAACTTTGTAGAAACGCTCGACCTGTCCGGCCCACGCCTGATGCTGGAATTTGACGATAAGTACCGCCTGATTCGTGATCGTCTGGGGATGGTTGAGCGTGACAGGCTGCGGCTCACCCTCTCTGACGTGTACGCGCGCGATGGTATGGATGAGGTGCTTGAGTTTACCGTTCTGACCATGCCCGTCTCTGGCGATTACCTCAAAATCAACGCCATCCTCAAGATCGTGTTCGACCTGAAAACTCCAGCTGTCACATCAACGGCATTCGTGAAAAAGCAGTGCCCGGCAATCCTGTCGCGTCTGATGCCTGGTTTCACGCTTGACACAGGAAGGTTCCCCGCAACCGAGGATTATCACCTGTTGGCCGGAGAGCGCCCGTCGTTCATGCTGAGGCAGATGGCCCGCGAGCAGGGGGCGCACATATATGCACGGCGCACATACGCCTGCATGCACCGTCTGAGTGATCTACTGCAGGCAGAATCAGCTTTCACCTACCACCATGACGATGCGCGGCAGGAGAACCAGATTGTGCAGTACCAGTTTCCCAGCGCACAGCATGTGCTGGAGGACAGGATACTGCGAGACCATCAGGGGTGGAATATCACCGATGGATGGATACAGGCCGGAGAGAACGGCGTGCCGCCTGAGATATACTCATCGCAAAACCGCAGCACACTGCGCAACCTCAATGCCGCCCCCATGCCGGTACTTGATTTCACCTGCTACGGCAACGGTTTCCTGATGCCGGGCATGGCGCTTGACTTCGTGTGGAACGTGCAAGACCTGGAAAAGCCGCTGGATGAAGGGATGCCGGAAAAGGCTGTAATCGGCACTGTGGCGCATTGGTACAAGGCAAACAAGTATCTGTGCCGCGTCAAGTGTGTTTTGCCGCTGGAAAGGAGTAGCAATGGATAAAGCAACCGGCGACAAGCAGAAGACCTACACGGGCGAATACGTAGCGCAAGTCGTTAGCGTAAGTGACCCCGAAGGATACATGCGCGTGCAGGTGCGCGTGCGAGATCTGTTTGACGGCATACCCGATGCTGATCTGCCATGGGCGACCTACAAGCTCCCCCCGGGTTCGCGCCCGAATGACGGTTTTTTTATTCCGGTAGATGAAGGAGATTGGGTGTGGGTGGACTTTCCATTTGGAGGGGATAGCCGCAGACCACGCATTACCGGCAGCGTCCACTATTGCCCCGACACTCTCCCCAGCTTTCCGCACGAGTCTTTTTCCGGCGCTGAGAGCTACAGCCACAAGCGCACGGGGCCGCAACTTACACCATCCGCAACCGGCTACCATCGTGACGTGGTTCTTGCGCAGCATGGTGTGCTCATCGAGGTGGTTTCAGGCACAAGCGAAGTGCGCATAACGCAGAAAAAGAGCGGAAGCGCTGTGGAGATAGACGCGGAGGGCAATGTCACCGCGCACAGCGAGAACAATCTGTATGGTTCAAGCGTGAACAATACCGAGGTTGATGTAGGCGTTGACCTGAAGGCTCGCGTTGCTAATGACGCCCTGGCCGAGGTGGGCAACAATATGACCTGCACCATTGCCAACAACATGACCTGCGATGTTGGCAATAAGGCCACTATCAATGCCGCCACGTCTGCCACTATCAATGCCCCGCAGATAAACTTGCTGGGCAACCTGTCTGCCACAGGGCAAGGCGGGGGCACAGCAACCGAAGTGAAATCAGCTAACACCCAGCATACCGGCAACACCGAACAAGAGGGAGACTATATCCTGACGGGCAACTGTACAATTGATGGCGCGCTGACGGTCACTGGGACCATAACCGCCCCGTATTTCGATGGGACAGCAAGAGAGGCAGACGATAATTAGGCGTTTTTGCTAGATACACTGCATCTGAGTAGGTTTAGCTTTACTAAACCACACCATATGCCTTTTGATAGAGTTAGCGTGCGTAGCCGTATTTTAACCCACACCAACAAAAGAGGAAAAAAGTATGAAAACAGACAAGTACGATCAGCGAATTATTGACATCGCAAAGCGTGCGAACGAGATGCGCTCTGCCCTGCTGGAGCCTGTTGTTGACCAGAACAACGGCGAGTTTATTGGCAACCGGGTGGAACAGGACGCACGCTTGAAGGACGCCGCGAAGGGGTCCGTCTACGAAAACATGGGTGAGGGAGCATCGACCGTGCTTGCAACTCACTCCAAGAGCTTGCAGCGTTACTGTACCGACAATGGCATGCCTTCAGATGAGCTTTTGGCTTCGGCCCACAAGTCTATCGAGAACGCCATGCTCATTACCGAAAGTGAAAAACAGAACCGTCCGGGCGGCATTTTCGAGAGTGCCGAAATCAGCACTACCGAGGGTATCTTGATGCGTGACCGCATGGTTGCACTCATCCTCCCGGTTATGCTGCAGTCTGTCACTTCCCGCATGGTGACGTTTATCCCCGGCGATTACAACCAATCTGAAATGTTCCGCGTTCGCCGTGTTGCCGGAAGTAACTTTGGCGACCTGAGCAAGGGCGATATCATTGATTACGACTACAATAGCCGTTACTCAGTGATGGATCAGCGTTGGCAGGCACCTTCGGGCGACGGCACCAAGACCGGCTCCACCGGTGAGTTCCAGCTTGACTCTGCAACCGTGTTTGGCACGGCTTACCCGTTCAAGCATAAGAGCGTCAAGATTCTGCATGACCACGACATCGTAGCCGAGGACAACGGCAGCGGCTCTATCTTCGGTAGCTTCCTTGTGGGCGAGACCACTGTTAACGTTACCGGCACCGTGGACTATGCAACCGGCACCGTAAGTCCCGTGTTCTCCGTTGCGCCCGCGAGCGGCATTGAGATCCACATCGGATTCGATGTTGACATTGAAAAAGACCCGGCACTTATCCCGCGTGTGGATCACACCATGGAAGCCGAAACTCTGTACCCGCATGAGAGTGCCATCAGCGCGAATACCACGCTCCAGGCTCTCTGGGGTCTGCGCCGCGAGTACAACCTGAACGCGGACAACATGGCAATGCAGGCAATGCGTAACCTCCTGTCTGCCGACAAGGACCGCAAGATTCTGCGTGACCTGTATTTCTTTGCCAAGGGCGAAACCGAGTGGAACATGACCGTTCCCTCCGGAACCTACTACCACGAGCACTACGAGACTGTTAAGGAAGAACTGCTCAACATCGACACCTACCTGATAGGTCAGAACGGATTTTCCGGACTGGTCGGATTGGTTGCCGACCCCAAGGCTAGCGCTATTTTCCGCAGCCTGAAGGCTCCTTTCTTCACTCCCGCGCCTGGTTATCGCAAGCTGGCACAGCCTCACTATGTGGGCCGTCTGTTCGGCATGTGGGACCTCTACGAAGACCCGGCTGCTGAAGAGTACACCGCGCTGTGCTTTGCTAAAGGCTCCAGCCATGGTGAAGCGGGTTACGTTGCGGGTGACGCTATTCCGGCGCTGAGCTTCAAGCATCCCACCATGACCGATCTTACCTATCGCTCTACACTGTGGGACCTTGGCTACCGCGACCTTAACCCCTTCTATGGACGTAAGTGCTTCACTAAGCTCAAGATCACCACTGCATAAGCTTAGTTTCTGACGCATAAACTTTGCGGGGCAGGCCCACTGCATGACGGAGGGCTTGCCCCGGTAAACCATAAAAGGAGCTACGCATGAAAGTTACTGTAAAATTTGAAAACTATGGCGGTGGAAATCTGGTTGCGAAGCGACCGGATGGCACCCGCTTCACGGTTCCCGGGCATGCTTTCGGCAAGAACGCTACCCTGGTTGACTTTGCAAACAAGACCGAAGCGCAGGATAAAATTACTACCATCGAGCGCCGTCATCCCACCATTAAAGGTGTCATTGTTGACCCTGCAGACCAGGAAGAGCAAGAACCTTCCGGGGGTGACAGCGAGGGTGGCGAAGGCGATAGCGCTGATATGGTCGAGTTTGGAGACTTTGCTGAAGACGCAACGGTTGAAAAGCTTGGCGGTGGCTGGTGGTCTGTTGTCGTTGAGGGTTTCGAGAAGCCTTTCAAGGTTCGCGGCGCTGGAGATGTAGATGGTGCTATTCTGTTGGCATACGAAGAGTATCAGACCGAGCAGGAGGGTAATGAATAATGAAAAACGTGATTACCAATGCGGCGGAAATAACCGTTCTTGCGCCCATTGACAATACCTATAAGACCGGTGGCGGGCCAGTTTCCGTTGGCGGTACGGTAGTCATGGCACGGCAAGGGCCGGTTGGCGAAGTGGTGCAAGTCCGCGATGCCGACTGGATGGACTATTTCGGCAGACCGCTTCCCAAAAAAGCTACCGGCATGGAGGGTCTGCGGCACCTCGCAGACGCTACGCCATATTGCAACTACGTCAATGTAGTGCGAGTTGTGGCCGAAGATGCCAAGTTCCCCCACCTGACGTTTATTTTCGGCAATGATCAGGGCGCATGGACGGCTGAAACCGCGTATGTGGTCGGTGATATTGTAACCCTTACCGATGGCACCACTAAACTGCGCGTGCTTGAGGATCATACCTCAGCGGCTACCGAGCCCGACCCTGACGCTCTTGGCACTGAATATGAGCTGTTCGAGGATTCGTATTCTCAGGCCGGTTCTGAGGTGTACGGAACTGCAGTTGCCCTGGGCGATGCAGACTTGATGCTTGTGCGTCCTATTGACGGTGCGCCCGGCACAAACCGCAAACTGAAAATCGAGGATGTAGATACGGAGGCAAAGCGGTTCACCATGACGTTCACGGACGTGGATGATCTGGGGAACGAGTTCGAGCTGGAATCTCTGACCGTTGGCGTCAATGTCGACGATAAGGATGACATGGGGCGTCCGGCATACATCGAAACCGCATTCGAACAGCAGTCTGACCGCTACCGTGTGGACTTCAACGATGAGCTTACCTGGGACGGTATTGTTTCGACCCTGCAGGCTATCGAGGATTCCGAGGGCGCGGCTCAGGAGTTCGCATTCGAGGGTGGCACTAACGGCGGCGAGCCCACCACTGAAGATTGGATCGCAGCATGGGATATGCTGCGCAATGAAAGCATTACGGTCAATCTGATGTTTGCTGCTGGTAACTACGATACGGATGTGCTGGCTAACTGCATTGAAATTGCAGACAACCGTCACTGTGCGTTCTTTATGGATGTGCCGACCTACATGCAGCACGACACGGCTATTACGTGGTTGAAGGATGCTGGGCTTAAATCACGCCATGCGCGCGCGTACTATGCGCCCTTCGCTGCATCCGATCCGTGGCGTGGCGGCAGAACCACATGGGGAGTATCCGGCGAAGCTGCTGCGGCTAAGGCGCGCGGTAATGCAATCTTTACCGGCAGTGTTCCCGGTGTGCATTACACCCCCGCAGGCATTAAGCGTGGATTCTTGCGGCGTACCGGCGTTAAGGCACTGTTCCCCGAGGACATCATTAACCGTGATGACCTCTACGATGCCCGCATCAACCCGGTCATTGCCTCCGACACTGGCGGCGCGGTGATTGACGATGATCTTACCCTGCACTACGAGCAGAACTACTCTCGCTTTGGCTGGGTCAACGACATACTGGATTATATCGACCACCGCTTTGTGGAGGCTGCAAGCTACGCGAAGTTCGAGCCTGACGGACTCACCTACCAGATTCTTTTCGATCTCGCAAAAGAGATTCTGGATCAGCTGGTAACGTCCGGCGCGTTGGTTCCTCCGCGCAACCCTGAAGAGGATGGCACCGACCCGTACATCCTGACCATCAAGCAGCTTGAAATTGACCTCTGGCATGTAGAGTGGGCCGTTTGCCCCACCGGTGCGGCGCGCCGTATCGCAGGCCAGCCACGACTGATCAAATAAAGGAGTGATCCGTAATGAGAAATACATTTAACTATTTCGACCAAATGGGAGGGGAGGAGTTCGCCCCTCTCGCTGCCAAACCCGAGACTGAAAAGCCGGAAGGCGAAGAGGGCGGCATTTTTGAGGCTGCCGGAGACGGTGCCCCTGCAGAGGATGTGCAGGTTCGCTCCATGGGAATGACAGCCGTGCTGTCGTGGGTGGCTGATGGTGATTTCACCTATCAAGACTTGGATGAGTATGTCATCGGCATGGCTGACCTTGACGGCGATGAAGAGATTGCCGATGAGGAAGAGGAAGTTTACAACGATATCTGGCAAGCCGTTGCAGATGCCATGCTCTCCCTGGGTGCAGATGATGACAACGTGGCCGAGTTCATTGACGATGAGGACGATGATGCCGGTGAAAAACTTGGTACGTTCCTTTCTGATGTGCTCGACAGCATCACTTCTGAGGATGAAGGGATTATCAATCTGTTTGCCATCGGCAAAGAGGGTGCGATCTTCGAGAGCGCCGAGCCTGAAGAGGGTAGCGTATTTGAAGCTGCCTACAAAAAAGTGCGCGTTGTGCGTAACGGAAAGGTGACGTTCAGGAGAAAGCGCGTATCCGGGAAGGTTCGGCTTTCTGCAGCGCAGAAGCGCGGACTTAAAAAGGCACGGCGCAAGGCAAACACATCGGCGGCTAAGCTGCGGCGCAGGAAGTCCATGCGCCGTCGCAAGAGCAGGGGCATGTAAACGTTGAGCTATCTGTACGAATCGGGAGAAACGGTAGGGAATCAAGACTCTGCCGTTTCTCCTTACCTTAAAACCTGGATTTCAGACGGCAGCACGGTTGTCTGTGGCGTTACCGGAGAGGGAACGTCCAAAGACATACAAGCCAACTGGGATTCTCCGTTTGAGGGTGAAGATGTTGGCTCGAAGTTCGAGAAAACAGGTGGCGTTGCACAGGCATTGAGCAATCAAACATCGAAGTCAACATTTTCATCTATTCAGATATGGAACGGCAACCGTCCGACGCAGTTTAACGTGGTCTTGCAATTGTATGCCCTGTCTAACCCGGAAGTTGAGGTCAAGCAGGCGCTTATCGCGCTGGAGCAGATGGTCTCTCCGCAGGTCAAGGATGTTTCCCCGGGGGGCCGCATCCCAAACCGCGTGGTTATCAATATAGGACGCAGAGCCATCTATCCGGAATGTGTCATTGAGAGTGTTTCCGTGCCTATGGACAAGGAAGTTGACAGTCAAGGCCGCTTAATCCGCGCTGAGGTGACGCTACAGGTAGCTACACTGAAGATGCTTAACCGATCTGATATTGCCGCACGTTACGGCTAAAGGAGTAAAAACATGCCAAATATTTCCAACGTACAGGGCAACGTGCCCCTGCTGAAAAAGAGCTACAAGAAGTGGCTCGCGCTGGGCGAGAAAGTTACCGGAAACGAGTTCAAGATGATTATCGAGGATTATCCCGACCTTACCTATCTCATATCGTCCACGCAACTTCCGATGATGCAGCGCGAGATGGTGGAGGTTTACGGTCCTCACGGCGTGAAATTCATGCAGCAGGGCCGCTATGTGAACGCACAGGACGTGCCTATCACGTTTGAAGAGGTCATTACCGGCAAGACCCTTGAGGCTATTCGCGAATGGGTGAAGAACAAGAGGTATCTAAAGGTTACGCTGGGCCTTGTCTCGGAATCTCAAACCACATCCAACGAGTTTACCACGGTTGTAATGGAGGATTGCTGGATCGAGCTTGAAGGGGTTGACCTTTCCAAGGAGGATGGAGCTGCCGCAATTAAGCCGAGCGGGACACTGCACGCCAACTGGATTGGGTGGCTCGATGATGAAACCGCAACCGTATCCATGGAGTAGGCATAAATGACCCCCTCTGAATTGCTCGAAGAGGCCAAGGCGCGGTTTATCGTGCTGTATCATAGTGACGAAACCGACCTTGAGCGGTTGCTGCGCCTGGCACTCGGAAAATTCCAGGACAAGGCGGGGTCAGTGTCTACGGTGAAGCTTGACGAAGATGGCGGGGGCATTGCGCCCCTGCCTTCTGATTTTTTGAGCATTTCAATGGCCGTAGACAAGCGCTCTGTCTACCACGACTGCCATGTAGAACATGATGTTGACGGTGATCTTTTAGTGGTGGACGTGGATGATGAAACCGAATATCCTGTCACTGTCCGCTACTTTCAAAACCTGCGCGATTGGCCGCTTGGTGAAGAACTGCCTAATGGTATCATAGGGCTGGTCCTGGATTACCTGGTTGCCCTTATCGACATTCCCAATACCGAGCGTGAACGCGGCGTGGCTATGAACACCGGCCAGCAGATGGAGCTACCCTCAAAACAGGAGCTGCAGGAGCGCGTAAACACCATCGAGTTGATAATGGAAGAATCACAGGCAATCGTAATGCCTGTTTCAGTGTGGTGATATGGCAGAAGACTTCAACAAGCGCAAACTGATTGCCCGTAAAATGGGTAAAACCGACTTTAAGCAGTCATGGCAGTTTCGCCTTGAGATTGAAGGGCAGCCGGAAGATTTCGATATCTACGTGAAGGACATTACCCACGGGCCTACTGAGATTGAAAACGATCCGACAAAGGCTGGTGGGCGCACCCTTACCTATCCGACCGGCGCGGCCCCGGTGAATTTATCCATGACAGTGCGCGACCATCAGGATGAGCGCATTGCTCAGTGGTTCGACGCGTGGACGGCAAAGGTTGTCAATGCAGATGGAACGCTGAACCTCCCTTACGGACAAGACGGCTACGTGAAAAAGGTTAAGCGGTTTCGGCAAGACAAAGACGATGCCGAAACCCTTACAAATACTTGGGAAATGTACCCTGTACAGCGCGGCGATGTGACCGAATCCCGCGATGAGCCGGGCATGCTTGAGTTCCCGATAACATTCATTCAATTCCGATCATAACGAGGTACGAATGGCTCAAATTCCAGACCTTAACCTGCCGAGCAACCCTGAAGTTATCGTGCGCCTGCGCGAGGCTACCGTTTCTGACGCAATTGACTTTGCGGATGTGGCCGAAGGCATGGAGGAGGCAGTCACAAGCCTTTTTCTTGACCGCCTGCAGGATAAAGCCACATGGACCGACCCCAAGAAGTGGACCGGCGAAGATCGGCGTATGGCGCTGTACTGGTACTGGCTCCACACCTCTGACGATTTAAAGCCCGCACTCACCTACACGTGTGGCGTGTGCGGCGAAGAGCACACCGCAATATGCGAAATGGTGCGCCTGGCCGAAAAGTACACCCCGATACAGGGCAAGCCGGAGCGTGACATAGAGCACGGCGGCCAAAAAGCAATCGTGCGCCCCCTGAACGGTGAAGCCCTGGAAGAGATTGAGCTGTTGCGCATGGAGCTGGTGGAAGCCGCTCAAAAGCATGGCCCGGGAGCTGGCGCTACAAAGGTGCTGGAATCAAGATTGAGATTGATGCGCTTCATGTTGTGCCTTGAGTTTGAGGGCGACAGCACCAGGGATGAGCGCGAAAAACGTGTGCTTTCCATGAGTCAGAGCGAGTTTGCTTCGTGGGCCATAAAGACCGAAAGCGCCCTGCAGGAAATGAAGCATGGGCTCGAAAGCATGGTTGAGGATGGGCGGCTGTATCTGCTCACATATCCCATGCCGTGCCTCAAGGACCCTGAAGGAAAGGAGGTGGGTACGCGGTTGCGTATCCCCTTTCGGAATATCGACTACATTCCAAGAGTATAGCGAAGGCGCTTGGAATACCATACTCGAAAACCTGTGCTTGTATGGTGGTCAGGATATGGGGTCAATTCTTGGCTGTGCAAAATCAAGAGTGTTGGCATTAAACAAAGCCCTGGTTCAGAAGTATAAAAAGAACAAGAAAAAGGTCAGATTATGATCGTAGCGGACGCTAAATTTGCAGAACGGCAGAGCCAGGCAGTAACGGACCTTGCCTCTCAGCAAAGCGCTGTGGATGAGCGTACTGTGTTGCTGTCTGAGGTTCTGAGCGTCCTGTCCGACCAGACCGGCGATCTTTACGACCTGGTGGATGATGATGTTGTACCCCTGCTTGAGCGCATAGTAAAAAACACTTCATCCGGCGTGACTGCAGTACCCCAACCCGCACAGACACGGCTAAAAACCGTAGAGCCGAATCGGTCAGATGTGCCGCGTCAGGCTGCAACACCCTCAACACCAGCAACTGACACCCGGCGCGTAGGCCAAAGCCGCCAGACCGCTACGGGCTCCCCGGAAAGAAAGCCAGCCGCCTCACCTGCCGCAACTCAGCAGGCAGGGTTCCCCGGGTCTGGCGCGATTACATCCATTTCAGGCATGGAACAGCCGGAATACTCCGCGAGGCAAGGCGAAGCTAAGCCTACTCCTGAAGCGCAGAGAAAAACACCCCCAGCACCAGCAACTGACACCCGGCGCGAAAGAACCGCACGAGCCGAATCCGGATCACAGCAGGCTGCTGCCGAAACAAGGCGCAAGCGCGAGGCCAAAGAAGAGCGCGAGACCATAAAGGACTCATTTAGGGCAGCCGTAGCCGGATGGAACGGCAGCTTTCTGTCCGACGCATCAAAAGACAGCGATATGACCGACGCTGCGGGCACGGCTGCCGGTGGCGCGTTCTGGGCAAGTGCAAAAGAGCTTTCCGAGGTAGCCAGCAAGATTGGAGAATCGGCGCAGGAGGATGACGGCAGCCTTGCCGGGATGCTCAAGAAAGCGGTCAAGGACAAGACCGGCATTACCAGCGTACAGCAGAAAGCCGCGAGCCTTCGCGCAACAGCCACGGAGCGCATCAAGCAGCGCATAGGCGGTGGATCAGTACCGGCACAGCGCAACACCATGCCTGCGGGCTACCGTCGCGATAAAAACGGGCGTGTTCGCAATGAGCGCGGACACTTTGTTTCCGGCCCACAACGCACCATGCTCGACAATCCCGCAGAAAAGCAAACCGAGGCACTGGATGAGGTCGCGGAGTTGCTGAAGCAATCCAAGAAGGATGAGGACAAGCGCCACGAAGAGCTTGTGAGCACTGTTGCTGCCGCAGGTGGTGACGCCGGCGGCTTGCTGGACTCGCTGGGCGGTTTCATGGGGCGCGGTGGCGGTTTAAGACTGCCAGGCAAGATGGGCGGCAAAATAGGCGGCATGATGGGTAAAGCCGCAGGGAAGCTGGGGCGGTTCGGCAAAGTCGGCTCCCTCATTTCGGGTGGCGCGGCAAGCATGCTGCCCTCAATTTTTACAGGCGGCACCGCAGCAGCTTCCAGCGCAGCCGGAGGCGTTGCGGGCACGGCGGCAAAGACCGCAGGCGGCGTAAGCAAGTGGGCTGGCATGGGCGGCAAAGCTCTTGCCGGTGGTAGTAAGGCACTGCGCACCCTGGGGCCTGCTGCAGCGATACTTACCGCAGGCTTTGACGCCGTGGGAGGCTGGAACGACGAAGGCATGCAACAGGAGGCTTTCGGCCTCAAGGACGGACAGGAAGCAACCACTGGACAGAAGGCGGCAACTTCCATGGCAAACGTGCTTGACATGGGAGGTCTTGTGTCTGGCGGGCTGTCTATGCTGGGGATGGATGCAAGCACCTCGGGTCTTGCCAGGGGCATACACGATACCGTAAGCGGGATTGGCAGTTTTTTCGGCTTCGGTGGTGACGATGGAAAGGTAAAGGATGCGGCGATATCGCCCGCCAGGTCAGAGAAGATAGAATCAGTGCGTGACATGGAAAAGAGCACCGTCACGGAGCAGGCTGCAGGATCAGCGCAGGCCAAAGCGCAGACCGGACTGGAAAAAGAGGTGAAGCGCCTGGTTGACACCCTTGCCGGTGACAAGCAAAAGCAATCCCGCAACATTGAACGGGCTGACACCCCTCCCATATCTACAGAATTTGATGACGCAACACTCACTCTCATGGCTTACGACAGGGTATAAGCAATGGCCGTTGACGCAATTTCCGAAGCAAACCACCTCATGCAATCCTCGACTGACGCGGACGTGCAGCGCATGACAGACGGGGCCGCTCTGTCCGATAGAATCATGGAGTGGCTAAAGACCCCCCAGGGCACACTTGCAGATAAACCAAGCTGGGGGAACATCCTGCACTTGTTTAAATTTGAACCCCAAGGCCCCAACCTTGAGGTAGCAATAGAGCTTGCTATCGTGCAGAAACTGGCAGAAGACATTGACGATCTTGTTTTTACGGGTATCTCTGTGGAATTTCTGGAAATAGACCTTTTTAAGGTTGTCATCCGGCACCAGTTTGGGGATACTATCGTGGAGAAAAAGCTGTAACGGTGGGGGCTTATGCTGAGTGTAGAACGGGCAGTTACAAAATTTAAGGAGATCATCAACGCCGCATCCTCCTGGGCTTCCCTGAAGGATTCTCAGTTTGCTGAGCATGTGGCAACGTTCGTCTCCTGGTGTTTGCGTGATGCGCAGTTTAAAACAGAGCGCGCAAAGCAGGAGATGTTTATCTCTACGGCCCTGAACCGTGCAAGCCTTGTGGCGCACGCAGAAGACCGTGACTATATACCGCGCAAACCAACCCCTGCGTCTGGAACGATCACCATTCACAACAAAGGTACGGCAAAAGTAAGTCTTCCGGTGGGTGTCGAGTTTGACACTGATGATCAGTTTTCTGTCACCACACTATCTGCTGCAGTCATCGAGGCTGGAGCGTCTGCCACCATCGCGGCAAGCCAGTACAGAAAAACCGAACTCACCTTTCCGGTGGAAACCGAAGAGATATTTCATGAGATACGCCTATCTCGCGAGTTAACCCCACGGGTTGCCAGCTTCAGCGTAGATGTGAATGAAGATGATGGTGCCGGATACCGTGTATGGAACTATGCACGCCTGTTGCAAAACACCTACCCTTCCAGTCGCGTATATGATGAGTTCTATGCGCACACCGATCAGATAGGCATACGCTTCGGCAACGGAAACTTTGGGCGCATCGTGCCCGAGGGCGCTATCGTGCGCGTGCGCGTGGACGAAACGCATGGAGGCGTGTTCCTGAGTGCAGGTCAGCAGCTTTATCCCGTAAGGGAGTATGACGATTACAGCGGGCAGCCTGCCGTTATCGAAGCCGTCATTGCTACGGCGTTTTCCGGTGGGCTCGACGTTGAGGGCACGGAAGAAACCAGACGCAACCTGCATTACTGGCCTACCTACAATGGGGAGCTGGTTTGGGCTGAGGACTACGTGTACTTCCTTGAGCGCCGCTACCCCGGCATCCTGTTTGCGCGCGCATGGGGAGAGCAGGAAGCTGAGGAAATGGCCGGTTCCCCGAGCTTCGATTTCATCAACAAGATTTTTATCTGCGCATACGCTGAAGGCCACCCCACCCTGCAAAGCGACTGCATGACAGCCTTGCAGGGTGTTGAGCTACTTAACCGCACGTTTGAGTGGGTGGAGCCGGTACATGTGAGTTTCACGGTGGAGGTAACGGGCAAGGTGCTGCAGGATGTGGTGTTGTCCGAGGCCGAAGCTGCGATTCGTGATGTGCTTGAAAAATACTACGGCAAAAACTCCAGTGACAGGCGCAAGACCGTTTACCTCTCAGAGATTTACGACGCCATACAGGAAACCGGGTACTTTTCATCTGCAACCGGCGCACGCTTTGAAGTTACCTTGGGTGGACAGTGGACGCAAAACTATCTTTACGAGGTGGTTTCTGTTGATCTGGACGGCTCCACCTTTGACCTGTCCTACATGTGAGGCACGCAATAGATGCTTGATTGGCTGGTAAAACGCCTATCTCCGGCGCAGAAAGAAAGCGAGCGATACGTAGAGCTTGCCGAAAGCCTGCAGCAATACTGGGAAGATAATTTCGACCCGGAATTTGATAAGCTACAGCGCCTGTGCTCGATCTATACCGCCTCCCCGGATGACCTTGCGCGTAAGATTGCCGAGCTGGGCGAACGTTTCACGCCAGACAACCCGACCGAGTACGATCAGCCGCTGGCACTGGCATGGCGATTGTCCGAGATAGAGCGCAAGGAAACGGCTTTTGTGCTGATCAACGCCTTCCGGCGCAACTTTGGCAACATGGATACTCAATGGATTGCGCTCTGGGCTCCGAAGGGCAGCGAGTACGGCGAAACCTTCAGGCTTGAAACCGACTTAAAGGATTGGCAAAAAGAGCTGCTGTATTTCCAGACTTCACGCGGCAAGCTGCGTTCTGACCTGGGACAGATTCACGCTATCGGCATGACCAAGGCTGATTTCCTGACAGCGGCTGAAAAAATAATAGGCAAAACAAAACCGGCACACATCGTTTACGACGGGCCGATCTTCTACCTGGTGCTACCCATTGACATGCCCGTGCTTGAGGTGGCGTTCCCCACTGAGCCGGTCAAGCGGTTTCCCATGCATGCCATGTGCTACCGCTATGATGATGTTGCGGCAGATGAGCGCTACGCTGATTCCGGCAATATGGCATACAGGTACGAGGTTGAGCGCAATCTGGCGTTTATCTGGGAAGTTCCCACAGAGCGCCTTGACATGTTTCCCTTGCTTGACGATGTGCCCGCAGACTTTGCACCACTTGACACCCCGATAGGCGGCGAAGGAGCAATATATGAGTGATGTTTTTCAGGTCAGCAAACTGCTGAACAGGTACTATGAAAAGGTCGGCAAGGCGGCTGCCGGAACGGGGCAGTGCCCGCGTTTTGCAACGTTTGAAGCTGGCTACGGGTTTATAGACGAAGACGTGCCGGACGGTGAGACCCCGGAAATTCTCAACGTGCCAGCCGATCAGGAAACCGTTCCCGGCGTTGTCTATTCCGGTGACATCGAGGCGGCTTACAGCAATGGCTCAACCATCGCCAAGTGCGTCATTCCGGTTGGTGCGGTGTCGACACCGAAAAAGCTTAACGTATTCGGCGTCTACGACCAGGACGGTGACCTTGTGGCGGTAAGCGTCACCCTTCCGGACTGGCTTACCCCGACCGAGGCATATACCGGCTATCCGACAGTTAATTTTCCCATGGAGGATGTTGAATAATGGCAGAACTGCAGCTTTCACAGCACGTTAAATGGCGCGAACAATACGTTTCGAGCGCGTTAAATAAGAAATTCAGCGGCGTTACCGAACCGGGCGTGTACTTCGGCTTCGAGCTTTCCCCGGGCGGCGACATGAACCTGCAGGTATCCCCCGGAGATGACTTTGCAACCAGCGTGGCCGTGGTAGAGCGTGACGGCTATTCAGTTACCGTGCAGGCCCCCGATGCCGGTCTTGTGGCAGTACCATCAACCGGAACCTTTTACGTGTGCCTTGAGGCGTTCTACGTGCCGAACGATTCAGGCTATCAGCAGATAGTGTTTCGCGCCGTGCCCGAAGATCACCACGTGGTGCTGGGTAAAATCAACGTCCCTGCGGGAACTACATCAATCACCGCTGATATGATTAGCGAAGAGGGGCGGCAGGTTGGCAACCCTTCCATCTGGCTGATTGAGCTGTTGACGAAGTACGTTGAGACCCAGGCCGATGTTTTAGACCAGGGTGCCCGCCTCACGAACCTTGAAAATTGGGCCAAGACACAGGGCTATGACCCGACAGTAGCCTACTCAGGCAGCTAAACGATAAAGGAGTGACACTATGAGTTCTATGCAGGAAAAACTGGCCGCACTGGAAAGCGCAGTGCAGCAGTACAACACGCAGGCAGATGCCATCCTTGCGGCTGCCGGTGAGGGAGCCCTTGACCCCGATAACATTGCCGCGCAGATTGAGGAAGCAACGCAGGACGCCATCCAGGAAGTGCTTGAAACTGTTGACGGGCTGGATGTGTCCGAGCTTTACGACCGCACGGCCATGCAATCACGTCTGACCGCGCTGCAAAACGCCTACGATCCGTACACAAAATTCGTGATGGAGTTTTTCTCTGACCTCTACACCGCCATGGACACCTTCACCGTGGGTAGCGTGGCAACCTATGACGGCGATGATTCGGTGGATGTGGCAGACACTTCCGATCTTGAAATTGACAAGGAATATTTCATTACCGATGGCACGAACAGCGCATTCGTGCGCGTGGCCGAAATCTTTTCATCTACCCGCTTCCGAGCCAGCGAACAGCTTACTGTAACTATTGCTGACGGCACACTGTACCGCTCAACCTGGCAGATATCTAGCGGCGTTGCCTCCTTGAGCGCGGGCGATGTGTACTACTCCGTGCCTATGAACTTGGACGCGGCGAGCGTGACGAAGAAAGCGTTCGTTGTTCGTACCACCAATCCTGATGCGCTGGATTTCTACTTTAAGCAGGCCAAGTCTACCACATGGGTTGCGGCAAATTGGGAGTGGAAGCGCAGCGCTACTGACGAAGGTTACTATGACGCCGAATTTGCCATTCCGGTGATGAATGATTTTGAAGTGAAGCTGGTTGCTTCAGGCTCTGCGCAGGTTCGGCATATTGTGGGCATTACCCGCGAGACAGGGCTGCAAGGTGTTCATCGGCCTCCGGTAAAGCCAAGCATTGTATCCCCCGCAGACGGCGCAACAGACGTTGATGAACAGCCGTCAGTGACAACTACGGCATATAGCCACCCGAACAACACCAGCCAGGACTCTTCCGACTTTCAAATGTCGAGCGATGCCAGTTTTGCTGAAGAGTATATCATTGGTGAAAACTATGGCGTTACCGGCATATCCTGTTCACCTGAAAAGGGCGTGCTCACCGAGTCCACCACCTACTATGTGCGCGCTCGACACGTTGACGTTTACGGCGGCACCTCAGAGTGGTCTGACGCGATCAGCTTTACCACGGCAGCAAGCTTTATCACCGTCGATAAGCCCACGGCAGTCTCTCCCGCTGCTGGCGAAGAACTTTCATCCCCTGACGGCTTAACCCTGGTTTCATCCGACTTTAGCACCGAGGGCGGCACGGATACGCATGCCAACTCTCAGTGGCAGATAGCCAGCGATACCGGGTTTACAACCATGGTACAAGATTCCGGCTCTACGGCTACAGACCTAACGAGCTATGCAGTGCCGGACGGAACACTAAGTCGAGACAATACCTACTACTGGCGCGTGCGGCATGAGGGCACGAATGAGGGCTGGTCTGACTGGTCAAGTGCCATAGTTTTTTCAGTGTCTGACGCTTCAATCGTGGGTATCGCGCTGGTTTCTGAGGGTGGCGGCGCAGGCACATGGCAGCAAGTTGATGTAGACGGCAACAATCTTGCCGTAGAAGGATCGTTCTTTGACAACCACAATGTGTTCGGCGGGATAGCGGGCGAAACCATAGACAGTCAGGATATGGTGAAGATTCCCAAGTTTTGGTTCAAGCAAGACACCGCCCCTTCTGGCAGCGATAACGCGGGGCGCAAATGCTGGTGGGTCAGCGATGCAGATGTTGACGGCTTCGATCTTCATCCGGCCTTTATGGATGCAGACGTTGCAATTGATCAGTTCTGGGTAGGCAAATACCAGGGCGTTGATGACGGCACAAAACTCGGCAGTTTCGGCGGTGTTCTTCCGAAAGTAGGCGAGACATTCACCTCATTTCAGGGCCTGGCAGATGCACGCAACGAAGCCAGCGGCGGCAATGCGGGGCAGAGCGGATGGCAGCTCTGGGACTTCTACAAACTAGGTGCAATTCAGATGCTTGCGCTTATCGAGATGGGCGGCAGTGATAGTCAGACTATCATCGGTGAAGGACGCGTCAGCGAAAGCAGCGCTGCCAACGTGGATGCAACCGACGTTGCCACTGCAACCTATCGAGGCATTGTGGGGCTGTGGGGCAATGTTTACCAGGCTGTGGATGGCCTGGTAATTGACGGAACCCATAAGGTTAAAATTTGGGATAAGAGCGGCAATAAGACATGGATAACCACAGGAATTACAACCGCATCTGCAGACGGATGGTCGACCTCCGTGCACACGCAGAGCGGTGACGATTACGACCTCAGCGCGTCATTTCTCCCGAGCGCAACAGACGGAACTGAATCAAATGGCACCTACGCTGACTACCTGTATGCCTCCGATTCCGGAGAGGAGAACGTTTGCTATATGGGCGGCCTCTGGGCCGTTGGCTCGTACGCTGGTCTCTTCCACTTGCGCCTGTACTACGAGTCCTCGGGTTCCGACTCGCACATCGGTGCCCGCCTCGCGAAAGTGTAATGTATTATGAGTGAATGTGTCATGAATGTCCCTAACGGCGGCCAAGTCGCCGTTAGGGAGCGCAAGCAACTGCAAGCAATGGGGCACTCACCGTACCAGGCGCTCATAGAAAAGCTGGAAGACCTGGACGTTTATGCGCACAAAATACTGCACCATTTTCCGCGTATCGAACGCCACGTTTTGTGCCAAAGCATATTGGAGTGCATGGAGCGCATGTTTCGGCTGTGCGTTATTGCATGGAAACGGAAAAGCAAAAACTCCGCCCTCTTTGATCTTGATGTAGAGGTTGACGTGTTACGGCACCACGTCCGCAAGGCGCACCGCCTGCGCTATATAACCGCAAGAAGGCTTGGCGTATGGATGGGGCACATTCAGGAGCTGGGCCGCATGGTTGGTGGCTGGATTAAGCACTGTGACGGAAAACAAAAGGTAAAAACGCCTAAAAATTAAAGGGTAATGGCCTGTGGCGGCAACTGGGACAATGGCTCGAACGCTGGTCTCTTCAACTTGAACCTGAACAACGAGTCCTCGAATTCCAACACGAACAACGGTGCCCGCCTCGCGAACGATCTTTGCCAGACGGCAGCTTGCCACGGCTTTCTGTCCAGAGCTTGTCATTCGGGGCCGCTATCCTGACTGTCGATTACGAGTTGCGGCAGACAAACATAACAAGTAGCGCTGCGGCAAGTACCCTTAATGGAGAAAGTGGCAAGCGCTAACTATGGAGACTCGATGCCAAAAACATGCAAGCACATATGGAAAGACATTGTGGTTTTTGAGAATTTCCACGAGGCGTATCTGCGGGCGCGTAAGGGTAAGCGCTTTAACGCCGATGCACTTAAATACAGCGAGAACCTGGAGGAAAACCTGTTAAACTTGCTAAATCATGTGGAATGGGAAAGCTGGAGCCCCGGCGCAGCAAGGCAGTTCTGGGTGTACGACCCGAAGTGGAGGGAGATAACCGCGCCTCCTTTCGAGGACAGGATAGTTCATCATGCTCTCGTTGATGTGGTAGAGCCTCTGTTTGAGAAAAGGTTTATAGCGGATTCTTATGCATGTAGACGGGGGAAAGGTGCGCAGGCAGCCGTTTTCCGGGTTCAGGACTTCATGCGGAAAGCCAGAGCGAAGTGGGGCAGCTTTTATATTGTTAAATGCGATGTAAAAAAATATTTCGCGTCAATCCCCCATGAGGTTTTGATGCGTCAGATAAAAAAGGTGATTTCCGACAGAAAAGTGTTGAGGCTTTGGCGTAAAGTGCTAGCGGCCTACGGGCACGAGGGAGGGATCGGGCTTCCCGTTGGGGCCTTAACTTCTCAACTTTCTGCCAATATCGTGCTTGACGCTCTCGACCACCGAGTTAAAGACGATCTGGGCTATCTTTTTTACGTCCGATACATGGATGATTTTGTTTTTATCGTCAAGAATAGGAATGAAGCTAAAGAGGCTATGAGGGTGGCGGTAAATGAGCTGGATAGCCTCGGCCTAACGCTAAACCCGAAGTCTGGATATTGGCCCGGCAATAGAGGCGTGGACTTCTGTGGATATCGAACTTGGTGTACGCACATATTGCCCCGCAAGAGAAACATGAAAAAGGCCCGCAAGAAGTTTGTAAAACTAAGTGAATTATATGCGGACGATGTTGTATCCTTAGAGTACGTAAAAATGCGGCTGGCTAGTTTTCTCGGATATTGCAAGCATTGCCGCTCATGGCAAACCGCCAGGAGCACGCTAAAACATCTCGTTCTGAGACACTCATGATGATTGCTAAAAAAGGGAGTTAAATCATGTACTACAACAAGAAAACGTCAAGACGTTTGGGGCGCAACCAGGTTGAGCGCCAGGGGCTGCTGAAGCCGGGCATTGATCTATCCAAGCTTGATATCGTCGAGCTTATAGCCGAACACGACATCGACACCGAAATCTATGCCCCTATCGACACAGGAAGCGTGGAAATTCTGACGGTTACAGGAACAGACGATGAGGGCAACGAAACGCAGGTAGAAAAGGCGTTCGTGCTCTACGACAAAAAGGTGCGCTTTCGCGGCGATGTGCGCGATCTACTGCAAAACAAGGTCAGTGCACGGCGTGATACTATTTGCGTGTCAGGCTACAGCTTTCTGGTTGACGGCACCGAACACGCCATTCAGACGCGCAACGATGCTGACCTTATCAACTGGCTTGGACTGAAGGCCGAAGCGGAAGCGGCACCGTCAGGCACAACCATGAGCCTGCGCACGACTGAAAATGCGACATTGGAGCTGCCTTCAGAGCAGGTTGCAGCATTGCTCAAAAGTGCCATGGCATACCGCTCGACCATCATTTCTGAAGCCTGGAGCCTCAAGGATAGCATTAAGGGCGCGGCTGACGATGCGGAAGCAGTGCAGGTGTATGAGGACAACATTGACACCATATGGACAGAGAACGTGCCCGCTGAAGTCACCGCATAAACTGTAGCAAAGGAGCAACCCAATGACGGTAGCGAATAAATCCCTTGCCCTGGGCGATCAGGTAGCCAGTTTCAGCAGTAAGGCGCGAACCCTGCTGAAGGCCCTCAGCAACGGCACCATAGACCCCGCAACGGTAACTGCCAACATCGAGGAGGCCACACGCCTTGCCATTGCAGATGTGATGGAGCAATTAGAGGCCCTGGAGGTTACGGAGCTTTCCCGCTACGTTGATGACCAGAGGCGCTTTTCCGATGTGCGCAACGAGATAGACCATGAAGTAAAGTTCGCGGTTGAGTTTTTCAATTCCCTATACACTTTCTCTGACGTGCTGACAGTGGAAGGGGTTAAGACCGTTTCCGGCGATGATTCAGTGGACGTTGAGAGTACCGCGAAACTGTCCGTGGGTGAGGACTATGTACTGCAATCCAGCGGCGTACAGGAGATTATCACCCTCAAGGAGATTGTTTCATCCACGCGCTTTAAGGCCGTGGAGCCTCTTGACAACTCCATGAGCGGCGGCACGCTGACAAAAACCAATTGGACAATAGTTGACAATCAGGCTGTTGCCAACACTGGACAGGTCTACTTCTCCAAGCCTGTCAATGTGGACCCGGTGACGCTTGCCGGTGGCCGCGCGCGTTCCATTGTGGTACGCCAGAGCACCGCCGCTGACCCCGTGACTGTGTACTTCCGTGATAGCAACCATGCCGAATGGACGGAAGCGCCCTGGAAGTGGAAACGCAACACCGGCACCGGATTCGTCACACAGCAGTGGGCCGATCAAAGCAAGATCGACTATGAATACATGGCGCTTGCAACTGGTGATTTTGAACTGAAGATTGTGGCGAATAGTGACAGTACCGTGATTGATTTTATCGCGGCCATTACCGCTGACACCAACCTGCGCGGCGATCACCACCCGCCTGAAGTGCCTACCATACTGGCACCCATGGACGGGCAGACCGATGTGGGCGAACAGCTACCCATGACCATTGCCGACGATGACCACCCCGTTCCGGGCGCAAGGGTCACTGAGGTACGCTTTCAGATGTCTGACACCGGTGGAGATTTCAGCGCTCCGATTTACGATACCGGCTTTGTTGACGGTATCGGTGCCACCATGGAGCGTGGCATTATGAGCACGTCCACCACGTACTATCTGCGCGCGCAAGTGCGAGACAACGAAGGCGCGGAATCTGAATGGACAAGCGAAGTTTCTTTCACCACGGCAGCGGAGTTTACCGAGGTCAACACTCCGGCCCCCATTTCACCGGATGCCAACTCAGAGCTATTATTTCCTGACGGTCTGACGCTTGTTTCATCGGAATTTTCAGTTACCGGCCCGGAAGACACTCACGCTGCATCGCGCTGGGAGATAGCCACTGACCCGGCGTTTGAAACCATCGTCTACACTTCGGGAGAGACGGTTACAGACCTGACCAGTCATGTAGTACCGGACGAAACGCTAAGCCGAGGCGGTACATATTATTGGCGCGTATCTCACCAGGGAACAAACGGTGGATGGTCTTGCCCGTCTTCTGCCGTAGTGTTTGAGGTGCGTGCATCTTACCCGTTCGTGTCAATTTATGGCGGCGATAGCTACCACTCATTCTATAGTGCGGCGGCAGATAGCGAAGGTAATGTAGTTGTTGCAGGCAACGCCTCACTGAGCAACGATGATCAGATGCTGCTTTTCAAATTTGCCAACGACGGAACAGTGCTCTGGGCCAAGTCTTTAGGCGGTGGGTATTCCGACACTTCAGGCGAAGTGTATGTAGATGATAGCGACAACATATATCTTTCAGGTTATGAAGCCAGCTCGCAGGCCGCAAACACAAACGCCTACCTTGCCAAGTTCGATTCGAACGGCAGCATGCAATGGCAGAAGCGGTACTCAGGTGCAAGCACCGACCGCTTTGCTGATATAGCCATAGACACTGCCAATGGATTTATTTACGCGGCAGGAAACGAACACAGCAGTAACGGAACAAGCGAAGCGCTGATCTGCAAGCTGTCTATAGCCGATGGGTCAATCGTATGGCAAAAACGCCTTGGTGGAGCCCACGCAGAACAGTTCTATGGTGTCGACATAGACAGCACCGGCGCACCTTATGCTGTTGGATTCGAGAACACTTCCGTTTCAGGCGGTAACATGCGGGCGCTGGTGGCTAAATTCGGCACCGATGGAACCCTTGCCTGGCAAAACCACTTCGAGACCAGCGGAGTATCTGTTTTGCATTCCGTGGCAATCGATGACAGCGATGGCGTTTACCTGGCTGGTTTCGGCACCGACGATGCCGGGGATAACAGCGGCCTGCTCGTTAAGCTCACAACCGCAGGGGCCGTAAGCTGGAAGAAATACCTTGGCGGCAGCGGGGAGGATCGTTTTTATAGTGTTGCTGTTGATGCCAACGGGAACGTCCTTGTCTCCGGCAACCAGTCTAGCGACATAACCGGCAGTGCCGAGCTTGGACTGCTTGCAAAGATTGACACATCGGGCACGTTGCTGTGGCAGCGCAGCTTGGGCGATGACGATGCGGAAGCGGACACCTTCTATGGCGTTACGGTGAGCCCGGATGAAACCGTATATGCTGTTGGCCTCATGGGAGATACCGGAGGATATTCTTATGCCGTGCTTGCCTCTTTGCTGCCCGATGCTACCGGAGCCAGCGGGCAGATTCCATACATAACCACTATGGAGTTCACCACGCCATCGCTGGTGTTGGCAGATAGCGGCATGACCGTAGCTGCATCCTCCCTAACGCTTGCAGATTCCGCGCTGTCGGTGACAAGTGCGAGCTTAATTCTTGAGGATATTGCCGGGACCGTAACCGTGTCCGGATATTAAATCCGGCAGGCAAAACCTTTAACCACAAAAACCCGCGCAGATGCACTGTATACACAGTGTAGACTGTTGCGGGTTTTTTATTTATTGTGTAGTGTGGAATGTGACTTAATGCGAATTTTATATACCGCAAACACCCACAGGAGCAATTTGCCATGTCTCAATCTACCCGACAGGTTAAATTAAACTTTGACCGCATGACGGAATCTGGCCTGAAACCCCTGACGAAAAAGCTTGAGGGACATGGCCTTAAAATCACTGACATTAAAGCCACCAACCGGCCTAAACGCGAATCCGGCTTTTTAACCAAGGCCGCAATGTTCGAGTTCGACACCGGGCAAAAGCTCATGGTGCGCGTGAAGGCAGACGGCACGGTGTTTCAGGTCAAGCTTAATAACCGCGTCATCCCCATTCGCCACGTCGATGACATGGGTAAGGCCGTAAAGGAAATAGTCGATGCCGTGCAGGACAACGCCAGGGCGTTTGTGAAAGCACGCGAGAGACGCCTTGCTAAAAAGAAGCTGCAAATCGACAAGCCTGCCCCTATCCGCACCACCCGTAAAGAGAAAATCGAACAGCAGGAAGCCGCCTTGAAGGAATTGCAGTCAGAGGCTGACGGCATTCAGGAAAGAATCAGCGCTACCACCACCACCCTGAGTGAGAAAACGGGCAGAGTGGAGGAGCTGCAAGCCGAGCTGCAAACGCTTCAGGAGCGAGGCACCACACTGGAGCAACAACTTAAAGAGATGACGGAGGCTGCATAACCATGAATCGTGACGATGTAAAAAGCCATATTGACCCCCGGTTTAACGGTATGCGCGTGCGCGGGGGAGAGGATTTCTTTGCCAAGGGCTTCACCGAGGGGGAGCTGAATGCAGCCTACTACCAACTGACTGCGGCCCGGCATGATGACTGGATGATCCTTGAGGCTGCCGATTTTACCGACGTAGACGCGTTCTACAACCCGGGTGAAGAGGCTGTTCCCGAAGGTTTTATCCTGGAGGCCGTGACCATCGAAAGCTTCTCGCGCACGTCTAAGCGCATGATGGCCGTGCAGCGCGTACTTGGCAAGCACCTGTCCGACAATGAAATGATCGACCCGCTGGAGCCGATTGTAGGTAAGCCGAAAAAGAGCGGCAACTTTGCTTACGTGACCGTGCAGCTCCCCTTCACTGACGGCCAGACGGTTTCCATCGTGTTTCACTCCCCGGAAGGTGACAAAAAGAAGATCGGCCCGAGCGATCAGCTGATTGCCTTCCGTTGGCTGCTCAATAAGCGCGACATTACCCAGGTGGTAGCTCCCGAGGCTGGCAAGGAGGTCAGTCTTGAACAGATCAGCAAGCGCATTGCGCAGCTGGTTGAGAAAAACCACAAGCGGTTTGTTTCCACACAGAAACAGGCGGTTGAGGAAAAGAAGCGCCTTGAAGAGCTTACCAAGCAGGCCGAGGATGCCGAGCAGCAGAATCAGGAGCTTGCAGAGCAGCTTTCCGAACTGGCAGACAAGGCCGAATCCGCAGACCTGCGCATCCAGAACACCCAAAGTCGAATCGACAAGCAGAAAGAGCGCAATGCAGAGCTTGAAGCCGAAATAGCGGCACTGCAGGCCAAGCGCAACGCTGATTCTGTTGGTGGGGATGCTGGGGGTGATGATGCTAAGTATGACCCTGAATCTGGCAACCCTCTTATTTCTGTTACCGCTGAATATCCGACACTTGAGAACAGAAATTCATGGAGCGGTGCAGCGCAAGATGTTTTCCATTTTACAGCAAAATCCGCACCCGAGAGCTTTCAGGAAATGGAAAACTTTATGGCGGACATCGCAAAGCAGGCCGGTATAAGTAAATACGGACGCCCCATTGTATTTAAAGACGATGTTGCATGGAAGGGCATTAAGGGCAAGAAGTACGCTTATGTGGCACGTGTGACAATAGACGGTGAAGATGGCAAACCAGCAATAAGGCTGGAGGCCAAAATGTCTCCCGACCAGGTTAATGGCGGCTATCGAACCACCAAGAGAAATCTGAATGGTGTTGATAGTCACAATTCGGTGAAAAGCCTTATCAGATCAGTCTCTCAAAAAGGGGAGCCGATTCCAATATCCCAAAAGGCTTTTGAGGACATTCTTGGTGCTTCCAACGTAACTGATGGCGGCAATGCTGACGGCAGCGACACGAAGCAAGAATACAACAATGAATCAGAGGCAATGACTGCTGTCAGCAATGCCATAAAGGAGTCACGGCAGCCCGGCTTCGGAAAATTTCGTGACCCTGAGTTTGTGAAAACCATCAATGAGGGTGTTAAGCGTGGGTGGCTCAACAAGAGGTCTGAAACTCAGATTGACTGGACAGAGGAAGGCGTTAAGGCTTACCGCGAGCTGATTGCAGACAATAGCAGCGCCAACGACACCCCCGAAATGGAGCCCATCGAAAACCTCCCTGAAGGCTGGGAGCCGGTAAAAACCGAGATTGGCATTACCTATCGCAAGACCGTTAACGACGCCACGGTAGGCATTGAGGTGACACGGCGTGATGATGGAACATTCAACGTCGAGCGTGTTGCCAAGGGCGGTGAAGAGCGCAGCAACCATGCCATTGCACAGGATGAAAAAAGGGCCGAGCGCCTTGCCCTGGAGCAGATGAGCCAGGTTGATGCTGACTTTCAGCAGGGCGACAGTGACACGCCCGATGATGACGATGCCGACAAGCCAGCGCCAGCCATCCAGCCTGCCAAAGAGCAGAAGGGCAACCCGGCAAAGCGCATTGCCAAGCTGGTGCATAACCTTGGTATCGAATCCAAGATAATGAAGCCGGAGTTTTACGCCAAGGTGCCGAACGATCCGTACTTGGACCTTGTAATTGAATCGCACAAGGCCCCTGAAGGTGATGGGCTGCTGCTGTATTTCACCCACTACATCGAGGAGGGCGGCGACAAGATCATTGATTCTGAGATTGTCATGCTGACCTACCCCGAAACCGGCCTGCTGAAGATGGTAGAGGTTGCCGGGCGCGGTCCACGCGGTGAGTTCCGCAGCAAAGACAACTCTTTTGCCAACATCATTACCAAGAACCTGATTGACCAGGGCTTTGATAAGCAGGCGGTGAATGTGATTGGTGAGGGTGAGGGTCAAGGTGAAGGGGAGCCGGAACCTGACACCCGCGAACCTAAGCTCCCCGAGCCCACAAGCCGACAGGATGGTACAGCCGACAAGCACATTGAAGTTGAAATCGAGGACTTGCCCGCATTTGGGAAGGCCGAGATATTGAATGTCGGCAGCGAGAACATCTATGTCAAAAAAGATGGTCTGTTCTATTTCGCCAAGGTCTACAGCACCGAGAAGTACCAGCCGGGCATGTACGATTTTGCCAACGACAAGCCGGTAGATGAAGGCGCAAGCGCCAACTTCTCCCCCGGCGATACCGTGTATTTCTACCATGAAGCCAAGGGCGAATATGTGGAGGCCAACTATCGCGGTCCGCAGGGCGATGACAAGGCTGTTGTCGTTTACGACGGCTCAAACTGGACGCTTGGCAATGATGAGCTTTTTGCTGAGAAACCGGCAGAGCCAAGTGAGCCCGAACCCGATACCGCAAACCCGGCAGTAAACGCGGCCCGCGAAACCCTGCAGTCCATCATTGACGGCGATTACGACAATGACCCGGACACGCTGGATAAGCTGCTCGACCAGGCGGCTGAAACGCTCGAAGAGGCCGGGGTTGACCTTGACGCTGACGAACAGATCAACGCGGCAGCCGATCACGCAGCAGACCTTGCGATTGCGGCAGCCAAGGAGGTGCAGTAATGACCTTGTCATTCAAGGAGAAGCGCGAACTCACAAAGATAGTCACAGGCAAAACCACCGAGATTCAAAATGGCGGGCTGTCGTTCAAGGAAAAGCGGGCCGCAACCAAGGCCCTGAACGATGCCGTTGTTAAGCTGAACGGCAAGATTGACAGCATGGACAAAAAGGGGGCCGACACGCCCCCTGCACTCCAGGACCTGATTGACGGCAAGTTCAATGACCTTACGCCGGTTCAGTTTATTGCCAAGCTCGAAGAAATCAACAAGGAGCTTGACAGTGTTGACCCGCTCAAAGAGCCCACGCTGAATTACATCGAGGCCAAGCAGGAGCAAGGCGTACTCGAATCCGCAGACATGGAGGCACTTCAGGCGTTTGGGCGCGGCATGGGTCAGGAAAAGCCACAGCAGGGCCATGGTAGCGCCGTGCGCGTCATGCCGATTGCCGGGCCGGGGCAGCGTAACCCGAAGGCTATTACCATTGACATTGACGGCAACTTTACCGAGCCCGAGACCTTCCGCGAGATCATCCACACCATTGAGCAGGCAACACCCGGCGATGAAATAACGCTGAAGATCAACTCTCCCGGTGGGCGCACCGATTCGGCGCAGGCGGTGTACGTGGCGCTGCTTGAAACAGCGGCAAAGACCATTGCCAAGATCATCAACGCGGCCTCCTCCGGCTCTATCGTTGCCATGGCTTGCGACGAAATCCAGACAACGCCGTTTTGCACCATGATGATTCACAATGCCAGCGGTGGCACACGCGGCAAAATGGGCGACATGAGGGCGCAGACCACCTACCATGAAAACCATTTCCGCAAGTGGTTCGGGCAGCTCTATGCTGGATACCTAAGTAACGAGGAAATTGACGACCTGATGAAAGGGCAGGACTTCTGGCACGAAGAGGACGAAATTAAAAAGCGCCTTGAAAACTGGAAGCCCTTGCGCGAACGCCTGCAGGAAGATGGATCAGTGGTGGAGGCGTAGCGCATGACTACATACAGCACAGTTCCCGGCCAGGTTGAGCGCGGCCTTGAGTTCATAAGAGCCGCGCAGAACCTGAAAACACTGAAGCAAGGAGTTGCGATAGCCTTTGGAATCAATGAGTCGCAACTTGATGAGCGCATTGCTGGTGCGGAGTTGGCCGAAGGATGAGGACGGAAAGCAGGAATATCAGCCGTTCAACTCAATTCAGAAGGCGAGGAACTATGTGTATTTGAGCCTAACCTTCAAGGATAGATACACGAGGGAAGATTATTACTTTTGGGCAACACTTCAATCTGTGCCACAATGGTTTGACGAAGAAAAGGGATTGCCTAAGCTGGGAGAATCAGCATGACACCATATTCGTTTCGCATTGAAACACGCCTTGGGCCGCTCAATGTAGAGCTTCCGGAAACAGAGTGGGAAGAACCGGAGGGGGTGCGTCTGCACGCACAATCCGACAGCCCGGTAGGTGAGTTTAGGCGCTTCGTGCGCGAGCATGGAATTGGGCTTAATGGAGTACGCTTCTCTGCTGACCTGTTTGCCCCGCAAGACCTTCATGCTGCCCTCATACTGAGCGGCAACGACTACTTTTCATCGTGGGAAATAGAGTACGGATATAACCCGCATGACGATGAGGATGAGGACAATGGTATCCTTGAATCATCCATCGACAGCGCAGCCAAAGACACCGACACCAAGCCCACCGAAGGGCAAAAACTGCAAGGCAATTACAAGAAGGGTTCCATTTCAATAGATGGCCTTAAAGTCAAGATAGAAAACCCCGCAGGCAGCAAGCGCAGTGGCACCGATCCTAACGGTAAGAAGTGGGAAAGCAAGATGTGCTCTCACTACGGCTATATTTCCGGCACCGAAAGCAAGGACGGTGACGAAGTTGACGTGTTTATTCGGCCCGGGATCATGCCGGAGGATGCCGTGAGAATGCCTGTGTTTGTGATTGACCAGGTTGACCCGAAAACCGGCAAGTTCGATGAGCACAAGGCCGTCATTGGACACAGGACTGCGCACAAAGCAAAGGCGGCATACCTTGAGTGCTACGAGAAGGGCTGGCAGGGGCTCGGCAAAACCGTGCGCATGGAGTGGCGAGACTTCAAAAAATGGGTGCAGGATAAGACTGGAACAAAGAAGCCTGCCGATGATAGCGTTTTTGAATCAACCCCCCAGCGCGAAGATTATGCTTTCGGCTGCCTCATGGCCTCACTGTCTGAGACCACATCTCAGGCGCTTTCCCATTTTGCCCGATCCTTGCCTGCCGGAGACATAAAAGAGTATTGCGATACCGGCGAGCCATGGATAGAGGAAAACCACCACATAACAATCAAGCATGGCATTCAGGACGGCATTACGGTTGACCGTGTTGAAAACGCCATGCCGGGGCTCCCTGTTATGTACGGGAGGCTTGGCAGACTGGCTGTGTTTGAGCACGACAGCTACGATGTGCTTTACATCGAGGTCTACAGCCGAGACCTTACGGAAGCCAATCGTGCTATCGCCAACAATTTAACCTCTTACGAAACACAGGATCGTTATGTACCCCATATCACCCTGGCATACCTACGCCCTGGTGCTGGCCGCAAGTACACAGGCATGGATTTCTTTTCTGGTATTGAACTGAAGCTCACCGAGATGGTCTACACCGACCCGGACGGCAACGCATTCACCTTTTCACTTCAAAAGGGCTGAACATGATCTTAGAACGCACATCCACAACCGACATCAAAGGCATATCGCGACAGGTAATGAGCGCCCGCAACCTGGGAGATATTACCTCTATACTGCGAAACATTTTCGACCTCAACGGCACGCCTGTTGCCGATCCGCAGGGGTACAAGTCCGGCAATTCAGATTACGGCTTGCGCGTGCGCGGCGTGAAGGCCCGCGAGCGCATCAACGATGCCGTGCGTGACATTCTGACGCAGGTTGATGATCCGGAAGAGCTGACAGATGATCAGCGCGACATGCTCTTGCAGTATTCCGGGCGCGGGGGCACCTCAGACAATAGCCAGTATGAATATTACACCCCTACCCATGTTGCGGAAGGCGTGTGGGACGCCATGCGTGAAAACGGCTTCGTGAATGGCAATGTGCTTGATCCATGTACCGGCTCAGGGATATTCAGCGGCACCAAGCCTGAAGGCTCCATTATTACCGGCAATGACCTTGACCCGGTGGGTTCCAAGGTTGCGGCCCTGCTCAACCCTGAAGACCAGATCAGCAACACCCCGTTCGAGAAGATTGCCGTAGACACGCCGGACAACACCTTTGATGCCGTAGTTGGGAATGTGCCGTTTGGCAACGCACGCGGCAAGTCGGCACACATCGACCGCGCTTACAAAAAAGAGCGCCTTATCGAGCGGTATTTCCTGCAGCGCGTGCTTGACAAGGTTAAGCCCGGTGGCCTGTGCTGCCTGGTAGTGCCTATCAATATCGTGGGGCAGACCGGCAAGAAGTGGGAACAGTTCAGAATGGAAGTATCGCGCAAGGCTGAGTTCCTGGGTGCGCACAAACTTCCGTCCAAGACCTTTGGAGCACAAGGCACCGATACCGTTGTTGACGTTATTGTCTTAAAGAAACACCCGGAGGACTTGCTTGAAAAGATAAACGACCTGGATGCTCAGGTGCTATGGGATGCCAGTGTCTACTTCAAGGAGTTCATCAAGGGTAAGTATTGGCAGGGCGAAGGGCGGCGCTTCATCATGGGGAAATATACCCCCAAGGTTCCCGGCGACCGCTGGAGCCGCGAAACCGTGGATGGCGACGTTGACAACGAAGGGTTGAAGCGCAAGCTGGCGCAGAAGTTCAGCTCCCGCATTGCATGGGATGAGCTTGACGCGGCAGAGCCCCGGCCCATTGCATACGCTGACGGCGACCGACGCATGATCGGCGGCACCATGTACGAGCTTGCCGGTGGGCAGTGGCAGCCGGTAGACGAAAGGCAAGAGGCTGTTGAGATTTCCCGTGAGGCTTTCGGTGCTGAATCCCTCGAAGAGCTGGAAGGGCTACTGCAGAGTGCAGAGGGGCGGCTTAGCTTGAACTTCGAGCAGGCCGACAACATTGCGCAGAACTATCCCGGCACCATGCCCGAAGAGCTTAGGGCTGCACATGAGTTTGCCAGCAGGCAGCCGGAGGAGATGCGCGGTCAGATCATGCGCGGCACCCTCATTGGCGGTATGATTGCCCGGGCGCAGAACGCCTTTGACCAGGGCGAGGATGTGACGGCTGAGCTTGAGCGTATCAAGGCATACATAACTGAGGACATTGAGCGTCACGGCCTGCCATCGAACAACAAAAAGCTGCGGCTTTCCGGCGCTGATGCCAAGATGTACATGCGCTTCATGTCTGCCGTTGACGCTGAAGGCAATTTCAGCGACTTCCTGAAGGGCGAACGCGAACGAACCGGCAGTGGACAGGCTTACAACACCAATGATCCAGAGGCTATCGTTTCGCACCTGTTCGTTCGTGAGGACCGAGATTTTGTCGAGCTTGACGATATTGCCGAACGGTACACCGGAGAGCGTGAAATTAAAGACCTTGGCGACCTGGCCGAGTTCCCGGGCATTGCCGTTGATCCGGTCAGTGGCACCGCACTTCCTATGGATAAGTATTGCGTGGGCGATGCTTACGGTAAAGTGGCAAAGCTGCAGGAGGCCATTGCTGATACCGATGACCAGCGTCTTAAAGCACGCTTCCAGGAGCAGATAGATGAGCTGATGCGGCGCGTTAATCCGGTAAGCTCTGAGCGCATCACCTTTGGCTTAAAGCAGCGCTGGTTTAACCCTGAGTACCTTGTTGAGTTCCTGAAGGAGCAAGGATATGAGGGCGTTCAGTATGGCAAACCGTCTGTGGAGTTCGTGGAGGATTACGCGGGCAACATGCGCGAGCGCGAGACCTTTATCACTCCGTATGATGGCCCGGACGGTGAGTTTCGCGGCCTGCGCGGGCGCTTCACCGAAGAGCTGCAGAAATACCTCAATGGTGGCAAGATCGGCAACCGCAAGGACGATTCAGACCTGCACCATGAGCGCACGCGGATGCTTGAAGAACAGTTCAATAGCTGGATGAAACAGCGTGCGGACATTGATGAGATCGTTGCCGAGTACAACCGGCGATTCAACGGCCACATTCCGGCTGAGTACAGCGATGAAGACCTGGGTATTGATGAGTACCTGGGCGAGGAAATCAAGCTACACGGATACCAGAACGCTGAAATCAGGCGGCTCTCTGAAGAGGGGCGCGGCATTTGCGGTTTCAATGTGGGGCTCGGAAAAAGCTTTGTGAGTCTCGGCCTGACAGCCTTTAACCTGAAAAAAGGCAGGTCAAAGCGCACCTGCATTGTTGTCCCGAAGAACACCCTGGAAAACTGGTATCACGAGGCGCGAGCCATCTATTCCGAGTCCTTCATGCGCTCCAGTGTGCATGTCATCGGCGTGCAGCCGGTAGCGGGCAAGGGCGGCAAAGTTAAACGTGTGCCTGTCCTCGATGAGCGCGGCGAACCCGTGGTTAAGGGCGGCAAGCAGATTTTCCGCGATGAAATAAAGGTTAAGCTAGGTGCCAATGACAAGCTCGATGAGCTGTGGAGCGCACTGCAGTCTAATGCAAAGCTTATCGTTATGCACCGCGACCTGTTTGGACGCATCCCCATCATGGATACCACGGTGGATGAATATGCCGGAAACATGACCATGGACGCGCTCAAGGATAAAAACGGTGTGCCCTTCGGCAAGAAAAAGGGCAAGTCCTACGATGAGGACAAGCAAAAAGCCAAGCTGGAACAGCGGTTTTCTGACACCGGCACGGAAAAGCGCGACGAATACCCGTACTTTGAGGAGTTCGGGTTTGACAATGTGATACTTGATGAGGTCCACGACTACCGCAACGCCTTCACCCCTGGGCGCGGCACCGCAGATATGCACTACCTGCCGACCGGCTCCACCTCCCAGCGGGCGCTGGATATTCACGTAAAGACCGATTACCTGCGGCGCAAGTTCGGCAACCGTGGTGTTATCGGGCTTTCGGCAACCCCCATTGTCAATTCACCGTTCGAGATTTACAGCCAGCTCTCCATGGTGTGCGACAAGTCAGACTTTGAGCGCATGGGCGTCTACAGCGTGGATCAGTTTGTTGATATTTTCGGCAAGGTCGAGCAGGTGGATAAGCTGAAGCTTTCGGGCAAGATTGATTCTGGCCCCGGGCTGGTTGGCTTCCAGAACCTCGATGCCTTGCGTGGCATGTTCAACAAATATGTCAACCTGAAGTCAGCCGAGGACGTGGAGAGCGAGATACACGTACCGGAGGGCAAGCGTCAGCCGGTCGAGGTTGAGCTGTCCGAAGAGCAGCAGGTAGCTTACGAGGAGTTGCGCGCGCGTGCGGCAAAGTCAGCAGACCCCGCTACCCCGGCAGAGGAAAAAGAGCATGTTTTCAGCCTGATCCGCGAAATGGACAGGGTGACTACCGACATGGACCTTTACCGTCGCACCATGTCCTTTGTGCTCCCGAGCAAGTACCGCAAGGCGGTTGAAGACCTGGAAAAGAAGCTGCCGGAAACCTACACCGCCACGGAAAAGGATGAGGAAACGGGCGAAAAGGTCAAGGTGCAGGTATCCTTCACAGCATCGTACCGTGATCATGGCTCAACCTTTACGTTTGTGGTTCCGGAAAGCTACGAATCCCTTGTTGTGGCGCATTTTGAGGACTTCGGCATTGTAGAATCAGAGGTGGCGCATCCAATATCCCCAAAATATGCCGCCATGCTGGATAAGGTGCGCACGGATTATGAGTCTGGCGGTAAAGTGATTATCTTTACCGAGGAAAAGACTCAGCACCGTAAACTGCAACGGATCATAACCAATCACCTGGGTGTGCCCGCTAAAGAAATCGGCATTATCAACGCAGCCGAAATCAAGGGCGATGACATGGACAAGATCGGAGCTGCATTCAACACCGGCAAGCTGCGCGTAGTGATTGCCAACCGCAAAGCCGAGGTGGGTATCAACCTACAAAAAGGCACCACATCCATTATCCACCTGACGTTGCCCCTGGTTCCCGCAAGCTTCATCCAGCGCGAAGGCCGGGCAGTGCGACAGGGCAATGTAAACGAAAGCGTGGACATCGTAGAAATCAATGCCAAGGGCTCATTCGATGCCTACCGCAAGGACATTCTGCGGGCCAAGTCAAACTGGCTCAACGAGCTGATGACCGGCGAAGATGCCACGGCTAAGAATCAGAACGTTGAGGATGTTTCAGAGTTGCTTGAATTGCTGGCCGAGAACCCGGAAGAGGCTAAGCGTATTCATAAGGAGCGCCTGGGAAAGGAGAAAGCCAAGCGTGAAGAGCGGCGCAAAGCTGACACCATCAACAAGCTGAAGCTGGTTGCCAACGCAGAGAAGGCGCTGGAAAACATGGACAGCACCAAGGAGGCTGAGCGCCAGAAGCTTGCGGATAAAATTGCACAGGCCAATACCGGCATTGCGCAGGCGAAAAAGCGGCTCGAAAAAGACCCAGACAGCGACACGGCCAAGCGCAAGCTAAAGTTCAGCGAAAAGCAGCTCAAGGCAAGCACGGAAAAGCTCAACACCATTGATGTGCGCTACAAAGACATGGAAAAGACCCTGCAGCAGCGCATCAAGCAGACCAAGGGTTATCTGCGGCAAAAACACGAGGCCGGAGAGCTGCCCTTCGATGCGAGTCTGATTGAAAAGACCGACAGCTTTGTTGCTGATGCAAAAGGCAACGTCTATGCCGAGGGCGATACCTACGAGCTTCACGAGGTCAACCGCTACGGCAACCGCGAAAAACAGTTCGCGGGAGTGCTGAAGGTCAAGGCTGTTCATCCGGACAGCAAGGAAATAGAGTTTGATTTTCTGGTAGGCAGCCCGAGCTATGACATGCGCGACCGTGTGCGCGTGGCCTCCCTGGACTCTGGCGGCAAGATACTGCAGAAGTGCTCTTACTCTGAAAAAGAGTTAGCCCTGAAGCGCCTTGAGGCGAAAGGCGATGTCCAATATGAGAAGCTGCCCGATTTGGGCGTCGACAAGCAACTGTTTGCTGAATCTTACGACACTATTAAGAGCCGCGTCAGGGGTCCGCTGGTGTACGAGGATAATAACGGCGATGTGCAGATTGGCTACGCCTACGAAGAACCGGAGTTTGAAGGACGCCTGCTCTATCCCGACATCCAGAATGAGCAGTTCCAGAAGCGCGTTTTCACCCGCTACCTACAGATACGTAGACGCAGCGATGAGGAGGGGGTGAATCCACCCTTTGAGGTGCGCAACACGCTCCAGAAGCTCTACGGGTACAGCTTCGAAGCCAAGGCCGAGGAGTACGGCGAAAAAGCCACTGAGCAGCAAATTAGAGAGGCTGTTGCGGACGCCTGGACAGAATATGTGGCGCGAAACGTGGGCGATGATGTTACGATGCACGAATATCTGCAAAAAGAGTGGTATTCTGCAACCAAAGAGATTGCAGGGCAGGTATCAAGCATTGGCGACAACACGGCTGAGATTAAACGCTTTGTCGATGAGTTTATTTCGATAAAGAAGCGGGAGGCACGCGAAGAGCACGAGGCGCAACTTGCAGCCGAACGCAAGAAAGAAGAGGCCGAAGAGCAGGTCCGCATTGAGAAACTTAAAGAAAAAGGCGAATATGCAGAAATTCCACAAGAAATTGCTGAAAAGTATAATGGAATTGGGGTAAAACTGTTCGTGAACACTGTCGCCTTTGGCGGCTACGAGCCTTACTCGCGTTACATGCTTACTGATGAGCGCTTTGGGGGGCTGAGCAAGCAGTTCTTTGCCGGGCGCAAAAACCAGAGCCACAAGGATGAATGGGAGGCTACCGGAACAAAGCAGTGGCCTGAGCGCGACGGCTTCTGGTGGCATATCCCAACCGACAAAGACCTGAACGCACTTTACGAACTCCTTTCATAAAGAGGTGAAGCGTGAAAAACATCATAAAGCCTGAAAAAGACCAGGTTGAGGAGCTTATTAAGGTTGCCATGAACGGGCTCACCACCACCATCAGGGAGTGGGAAAGCAACTTTAGCGCCTCGCTGGTCGAGTTCCTGCAAAAGAACCCACTGCGATACAGGGGCTTCGGCCCCTACTGGTGGCTTGTAAAACGGGCGCTTATTGACCGAGGGCACCTTGAATTTGGTGACTTTATCGACGCTGAAGTCTATGAGGCATTCGACTACGGCAAGCCATCAATCAATTTGGCCGCAGCTTTTTCATACAGCGAAGAGAGGTTCAGCCTGGGCAGTATGTACGAAAGCCGCCACGCCATCGAACATGAAGACGGCGATACTACCGAATACGTATTAGTTGATGAAGACATGGAGCTGCTTGCGCGGCAGTAACGGGAGTTTTTCATGGCGAAAGCACGACGCAGCAAGAAAAAAGACGAACCCACGAGCGCAAGCACGCAGGAGATCGGCAGCAAGGCTCTTGACCTTCTGTTTCCGGCCCGGCGTGATGTAAGCGGATATGAGGAGCGCAGCGTTGACCTTCCCGCAACGGCTGCCGGGTACTTTGACGGGTTTATCGGCGGTGAGTACCTGGACCCGGTTAAGCAAGTGTTCAATGCCACATCCGAAGAGGATAAGCTTGTTCATACTCTGCCGGTTGAGCGCGTGGCAAAATATCCGTTCCTAGAGGCAATGAGCAAAGACCCAACGATTGACAGCGGTATCAAAATGCACATTGCCAATGCCCTGTCAGCCACGTCCGACACCGGTGAAATTCTGAAGATTGAAAGCACCGGCGATGCTGACGATCCTATTGTCAATGACCTGAACGATACGTTTAAGGAGCTTATAAACAAGAACATTCAGGAGTGGGCTTACACAGCTGCCACATTCGGTGCTGATTACGTGCGCGTGTACGGAGAGCGCGGCGTTGGTGTAACCCATGTGCGCAGCGACTTCTACACACACCCGCGTTTCATCCGCGAGTTTGAGAGGGCGGGCAGTCTGGCCGGGTTTACCTGCGCTTACCAGCATGGCAACCGCAATATCCGGCTCATGGAACCCTGGACTTTTGTGGGCTTCAAAATCCCGTACTGGCACCGCGATAACAATGCCGAGCCATACCGTGTTGATGCTTCCCCCATAGACCTTGCAAATGATGACTGGCAGAGCGAGTCAATAGCTGAAACGCAGCATTACGGCACCAGCCTGATAGAAACATCTTACGGACCGTGGTTCGACCTGATGGAGGCTGTTTTAAGTCTGAACATGAGCCGTAAAAACGCTGCCCGGCTCGAACGGCTTATCGGCGTAAACACCGGAAAGCTCGACCCGCAAAAAGCTGCCAGCTACCTTGCATCCATTTCCAGCAACATCAAGAAGGCCAATAACAAAATGGCCGAGCAGTCGTTGCGCAAGGGTTTCGTGCAGACAGTCCTGAACCATATTATCCCTATTTTCGGGGATAGCCGGGGGCGCCTGGACATCAATACCGTGCAGGGAACGCCGGACATCCAGGGCATTGAGGATGTAACTTTCCATGTCAAGCGCCTGGGTAGCGCCCTGGGTATTGACCCCTCACTGCTGGGCTTCGGTGAGATGCTTTCAGGCGGGCTTGGAGATGGCGGCTTTTTCCGCATGAGCATACTGGCCTCTATTAAGGCTCAGTCTCTACGTAGGGCCATGAAAACCGGACTTGAGCGCCTTTTCGATATTCACGTTGCCTACAAATACGGCAAGGTGTTTCTGCCGGGACAAAAGCCCTGGCGCATAGTATTTAACAGCGTATCCACCGCTCTTGAGCGCGAGGAACGCGAAAACCTGGAAGCAAGGGCGAACCTTGCCCTTTCCATCGGCGGCATAGTGCCGCAGATCGACCCGGAGATGATGACCACGGACAAGCGCGCGCTTATGAACTACATCTTCACCGACATGCTCAAGATTGAAGAGGAAAAATTCAAGCAGATTTTTCCGGAGGGACTTGCAGACAAAAAAACTGAAGAGCAAAACGCAGGCGGTGGCATGGGAGGCGGCATGTTCGAGTCTGCCATGCCCGGCAGCGGCAAGGGCAGTGACGGCCTGACTGAAGAGCAAAAAGCAGAGATATACAACCTGATAAGCGATTTTTACGATGGAGGCGAAAATGAGCAGCAATATCGTTGAGTGTAGTTTCAACCTGTTCAACGAGGGTCGAGAATATACGGGCAATCACCGCAAGTATATCCTTGAAAACGCACAGAAAATATGCAGAGCACCGGCCACTGCTGAGCGCATTAAACTGCGTGAGGCCCTGGGGTACTACGGGCATGGTCGGCGCATCCTTGCCAAGAAAATGAATCTGAGCGAGGTTGAGGCGGTTGAAATGCCGGACGGCAGCAAGGTAATCGTGTCTAACGTGCCATCTAACGTTACCACTGAGTTTGTCGTGGAAAGCGACGGCACAGTGCGGCACAAGCAGGAAATTCTTGACACCGAGACCGGGCGTATCGTTGCCGAGCTCAACAAGTCACGCGTGGGTGGCTTCTCCTGGGCTTGTCCGGGCAATGATGGCGGTGCCCTGGGAGCTACACGCCTGACAGGGTTTTCCGGCTTTGATTATGTGCTGAGCCCTGGCTTTGCCATGAATCGTGGCTACGTGCTTGAATCTGCCGTGGATCAGGACCAGATACTTGAATCCATCACGGCAGCTACCGGCATGGATGACAAGCGTGCTGAGGACATGCTGCGCGGCTGGGTGGCAAGCTCGCACTTCCGGGCCTGCGAACTTGAGGAGCGGCTGGAGACTGCAGAGCTTTACGAATCTGCACTTCTGGACAAACTCACCGGAAAAGAGGTTGAACTTAAAGACCTGTCGCGTGAAAAGCAGATTGCGGCTGAGCAGCTTGAGGCAGAGCGAAAACACCGGAAACAGCTTGTGGACTTCATTGTTGAATCGAGTCCATTCTTTATCCCTGAAGACGTGCAGCACGCTATGATGGAAAACGACTTTGACCGCGCACAGGGTATCTTCGAGAGTGCAAAGCGTGTCGATTTCGGCCAGTTCCCGCTCAAACATGGGGATAAAAATCCGGAGGTTGACGGCAACCTGCCGCGTTACGGCTCACCGTCTGCCGGTTGGGACGTGTAGCATAGCGGGAAGGCAAAAAAAACGCCCCAGCGGAGGAGGTGAGACCGCTGGGGCTAAGCAAGAAAAGAACTTATGGCACGATCATAGTGCCACGTTCTTCATGTTAAAATCAAGCCTGATTTAACTTCTCCTTGATCACCTTGGAAGCACGCAGCACCACGGTTTTTCTCGGCGGCACGTCAATCTCTTCACCGGTTTTAGGGTTGCGGCTCTTGCGGCCCTTGCGTGTTACAGACTGGAGCTTGCCAACACCCCGCAACATAATATCGTCACCGCGCTTCAGTGCCTCAGCGATCACATCATTTGCAGCGTTCATCACGCGTGCCGTGTCTGCCTTGCTCATTACAGCTTCATCTGCAATACGGTCAATCAATTCCTGGTTTTTCATGCAACTTCTCCTTTGAATTTCTGTGTCAATCCTGCCTGTTTAATCCAATGCGCTGCAACGCGCTCTGCGGACTCCCTTGCTTCACTCAGCGTTTCATACTGCCTCCTGCTTACATACGGAATGCCTGGCAGCCCGGTCAAGACAACGAAACCATCTTCATTGCCCTGCACCTGAGCCGCCTTCCATTCACCGATTAGCAATGTGTTATTGTCTGTCCAGTGCATGCCACCAATGCCTTAGTTTAAAACACCTGCCGCTCTTGCTATTTCCTTAAGCTCATCGTCCGACTTGAAGCAAAGAGCGAAAAAAAGTGTCACCTTCGTCAAACGGTTTTTTTCTCCTCTCCGCTTCAAAGCGCAGCCTTGAAATCACCTGCCCTACCAGGACTCCTTTTTGCTCAACAGTCATGCTACCCCTCCCTCACCGCTTGGACGGCATTTATCGCTCCAACCATCTGATTGTAATTATCAGCCGGAAGCAAGATAGCCCCATCGCAGGCCACCAATGACACCCCCTCAAAACATTCCCTTACCGCTTCAATGCACTGAGATAGTTGTGCGCGGAGTTGCAAGCTTTCTGTTTTTCTGTGCTCTACCCACCTCCGCAGCTCCTCATTTTCATGCTTCAAGACCCTATAAGGCCCTGATTCAGCGATGCACGCACATGCAACCTGTCCTTCCTCACGGTTTTCATTCCATCCATAAGTAGTGTATGGGGTTCCATCATCTTTATACTCAAGGCACTCATCACACACCTTTGACTGTAGCTTTTCATTCTCCCGCTCCAACTTCGCTACCTTATCGCGCATGACTTGCATCTCGTATTCAGTGTAAGGCTCTCTGTTTACCATCCTATCTCCCCTCTCAACACACCATCGTTTTCATTTCATGCCCACACTTGCGGCATTTGCTTGTAAACTTAAATGCCCAACTGTTTATAGGGAGGATAGCGCGCCCCAGGCTCAACTCCCGCGCACCGCAGTTGTGACAAGTTAGCGGATTCCCCGAAATCACAGCTTCAACATCCATAGTACAAGTATCCGGCAACTGCTCTTTTGATATATCCATGTCACGATCCTTCCGCATCTAACATCTCTGCTGCAACAACTAATTGTGGGGCAAACCAGCCCTTGCATCTTCGGCAGTGAGTTATCGGTTTGCCTTTACGTTTAGTTCTGCCGCACTCAAGGTCAGAGCTTCCGCAGTCTGGACATCGTGACAGTCCTTGCATAACGGGACAGCTCACCTCACCACCCCCCTGGCCCTCCCAGAAGGAGTCAATATCGTCATTTCCCCCATCGAACACCCATTCAGGACACAATCCTCTATACCTCTGCAATTCGATGCCCTTACCATCTCTCCGTACATCTTCAGAGAAATCATCCCAACCATCCCATGCTTGCGTTCCATCTATATCCATAAACCTATCGACGGATGTGTCCCAAAAAGAGAACCTGTACCCTATCCCTTGCCCTCTAATGTCTACAAAGCGTTTCATATCTACCTCACCACTTCCTCAACAAAGCGGGATACCGGGTTTTCATACACAACCTTGCGCCCACCCTCATACTCTTTTTCTGTCCGAGTTGGGCGCGAGGTAATGTAGAGCTGCTTTTTTGCCCTGGTCAGCGCGACGTATGCCAAGCGCCGTTCTTCCTCGATACCGTCTTCGGTTTTCCCCGCTTGTTTCGATGGCAATATGCCTTCATTCCACCCGGCAAGAACCACATCATCGAACTCAAGGCCCTTAGCGGCGTGAATGGTCATAAGCTGAACGCCTGATTCGCTCTCTAAGGCGTTCTTTTCGTCCTGAACCTCATACAGGGCCAACCAGTCGAGAAATGCGCCCACAGTGGCAAATGGGTTGCGATCCACGCGTTTTTGCACAAACTCTGCGGTCTCATCGCACGCCTGCCCGTACTGGATGAACATGTCCACAACTTCGGGCCAGACATCGCCCATGCAGTCGGTGTCGCTAAATGCGCGAAAAGTATCTACAGCCGGTGTTTCTGGTGCTGCCTCATAATGTGCCACTCCCTGGCGTGCTGCCTCAGTCCTTACTTCGGCAAATGAACGCTCCCCAAGCAGAACATCCTTGCACAGCAGAAAGCTGAAGTTGTCACGCGGGTTACGCATGAGCTTCAGGGGCGCGATCATGCGCCGAAACGCCTCGGTGCGGGTGATTTCTGATTGCTTGCCTACGCGCACGCACGGAACACCCTGCTCTTGCAACTGAGCTTCCAACGTCTGCAACAGGATGTGATTTCGGGCCAGCACCGCGCAGCCGCCGTTATTGGCGCTGTTTTCTTTTATGAATCCGGCCAGCAGCTCGCTATCCATGCCACTTTTGTACTTGACAGCCTGCCCGCCCGTATCTTCAACCATGGCTTGCATGGTCAGACGCAGACGCTTTTGATTGTGCTCGATGAGTCGATTAGCCGCATCGACTATTTCCGGATGGCAACGGTAATTGTTTTCGAGCCGAAACACGTCGAACGTGCCTTCATGGTCGATGATGTGTTCTGGAATGGCTCCGCGAAAACTGTATATGGCCTGCGATGGATCAGCCACGGCAAACAGCGCACGTGATTCGGTGAGGGTTTCAACGATGCTCCACTGCAGCGTATCAATGTCCTGGGCTTCATCAACGAGCACATGCCGCCAGTGAGTGAACTGGTTGATAATGCCCTCATCAACAAGCCTATCCAGCCCGTGAATTAACCCCGAGTACGTCACGGAGTTGTTTTCCAGGCACCGGCGATGGAACGTGGTGAAAAGATCGTGCAATATTGTATCGGTGTCAGCCCCGGGTGCTTCGCCCGTCTGATCAAAGCGGTTAAACATTGCCATGATGGTCTTTTTTGCGGGCTTCCAGGTCTTACCCTTGCGCAATATCCCCAGGTCGGCAGCCACATCGCGCAACAGCACATCAAATTCAAAATCTGAGTATACCGTGAAGTTTTGGCGCAACCCGACATATTCCGGGAACCGCTGCAACATGCTTAGCGCTATGCCGTGCATGGTGGATAGATACACACCGTTTGCCTTCGGCCCGATCCTCTCCTGCAGGCGTTCGCGCATTTCGTTGGCTGCCTGCCGCGTAAAGGTGAATGCAAGTATTTCTGATGGTGCAACGTGCTTCTCCTCGATGAGATACACAATGCGCTCAATCAGCACCCTTGTTTTTCCCGACCCTGCACCGGCAAGTACCAGGGCGCGGCTCGACTCTGTTTCTACCGCTGCTTTCTGTTCTGCGTTTAACATACCTCTTCTCCTTATCTCCTCTGCCTAAAATAGCTATCCGTGTTTATTCTACATAATTATATCTTCATGGCAAGCGCGTTTTTCTTCTTTCTGTTGGATTGGGGTGTTTGCATACACCATCAAGCACAAGGCATTGCCGCCCCTTCACTCTCCCGGCAGCACAAAACTTAGCGCAAAACGCCGGATCAATATCGTCCGGCGTTAAGGTTTTTGGTTTTTCTTCGCTCACTTCTGCGCCTCGGGGTAAATAAGGTCAGAAAAGTGCGGTAATCCCTCAATGAAATCACAGAATATCTGCCAGTCCGGGTGTCGGTGTTTGCGCCTGGATTTATACATTGAGCGCAACGCCTGATAGCTGACTTGGACAATGCGGCGATACACTTTGTCCGGCAAACCTGCCTGCTTTGCGTCCGCAAGTTCTGCCCCCTTCATCCCGCGTAGATCGTTATGCATGGCGCTGCTGGTACTAAGACATTCAACCCCGTGCCGGTAAGTCTCAAACTCGATCATCCAGCCGGTCTGCATTTCCAGGTACAGGTATGCTATAATGCCGCGCTGAAATTTGGCATGGTCTGGACCGGCCTTGATGAGTCTGGCGGCGAGGTGTAAATCGTCATCAAGTGTTGTGTTTCTCTTCTGCCGATCAAAAGGCAGGCGCATAGCCATAAAGGACTCTATCAGCCCAGTCCTAGACATCAGCACAACTTTCAGCGGCTTATAGTGTGTCGGTGCGTACCCATCTACCATTTTATCGTACCTCCTCTTCCCTTATCTCCATTTAGCCACAGCATATTTACATATGCGTAAAAGAGATTGCTTGTCGCGTCACGAAAAGCCTCTAAAATGCTACGCTTTCCGCGATCTTCCCTGAAGTGCCCCAGGTACGACACTTCCCGGACTGCAAGTGTCCCGTTGCGCGGCCAATGACTATCTCCAGCTTTTATGCCTGCCACAAAGATGCGACCTACCATTTTACAAATTTTGCGCTCGTTGAGAATGTCGCTCTGGCGCGCAAAACCTACCGAAAAACACCTATTCGCATAGACTTGGTTATCCTTCATGTAATTAATTTTGACCCTGTACCAGTGCAGCTTCATCAGTTATGCTCCATCAAATCAAAGGGAGGGGCAGCCGGTTTCTTCATTGCCTGCGCCACAGTCCCTTGCATGCTGCAGCTCTTCGTATTCGCTGATTATTATGGCTATAACTTCATTGTTGATGCTTCTGCCAGTGGTCGAAACTACCTTATTTCTCAGTTTGGCGAGCCATTCATCTACACACCCGTCCATCACTCTACCCCCGTATGCCCCAGGCCGTTTTCGCCGCGTGCGGTCTCTGACAGCTCATCTGCTTCAATCAGTTGAATGCGCGGCATTTCCACCACGTATGCTTGGGCTATTCGATAGCCTGAGCCTAGCCTGAAATCAAAGTCGCTGTGATTGTGCATCATCACCCTGACTTCGCCGCGATAGTCTGGGTCAATCAAGCCTTCTACATGTATACCGTCACGACTGAAAAGCCCGGAACGTGAGATAAGATGCAGGCCGTATCCGTCTGGCAATTCAATACAAAAACCAGTGCGTACAATCTCCTTTCCGCGAGGCATTATAGTTACGCTATCGGCGGCATATACATCCATGCCAACAGCCCCGGCAGTTTTGTATTCAGGCAGCTTTACGCAATGGGGCAACTTCTTAACCCTGATCTTCATCAAACATGCTCCTATACGGCAAATTTCCAACTGTTCCACTTCTCGGCAATGCCACTCATTGCACGGTATTCATCGTTGTGGTCCAGGTTTCTATCAAAGTAGTTGTGTAGCGCGTTCAACCGGCGCTGCAGGTTTCTTACTACCGCCCTCTTTTTGCCCGGCCTTTGGATTGAATCTACGTGATTGTCTATCAGTTGTAGCAAAAAGGAAGTGTACATTCGCGCTCGAAGTCTGTGTAACCTCAAATTTACATCACAGAAATGATCAACATCACGCCCGATCCTCTCAAGCTGACGCACTGTTTTTAAGCGGTCTTTTTCGTCCTCGGCTTCCAAACCTATTATGTCGTGCATATCATCTACGCATTTCATTACCCGATCAACAGGAATGCGGGTTCGTTTGCCTGAGTATTTTTCTTTAACCTCTTCCATCACGACCTCAACCGCAGTGATTGTAGCCATGATGCGCCTGTCGCTCCTGCTAAGCATCGCCAACCTCCCGGCATGACCGCATGTATGCATATGCCCCACATTTAGGGCAGCGCAGCGGAACCATGCCGTGTTCATCCTCTTTACCCTGCACCCGCCGACCTTCGTTATGTATGTGTCCACACATGCAGCACTTCACTTGTCCATCGTTAAGCATTGCAATAACCCCTCCTGCACACCCAGGAGGCGTAACCGTGGCGCACGGTAAACGCGTCCTGTAGTTTCCATTTCAGTATTAGCTTTTTAAGGTAAGCCGGTGAGACGCCGAGCATAAAAGCAACATCGCGCCGGATAAAACCCTGCTGCGCTAACTCGATAATGTCCTCTGGGCTCACTTTTATTTTTCTGGGCTTTTTTAGACTGAAAAGGTGTCCAAGCTGACGGTCTTTTATTACGCTGCAAAACTGTCTTTCGGAAACCCCAAGCAGCTTTGCCGCGTGACGCTTATTGTCCGCTTTTGCGGCAACGCTGAGCACATCACTCAGCGTTATGCCGCAATACGGGAATAGCACCTCACTCCGATCCATTGCCGCCCTCCACGCGGATCATGCGCCACCCTGTTTCCTGCTCGTTGAAGTCGCGGAAAGGAAAGCATGTATTGACGATGACCTGAGCGCCAGAGTTTGCCTCCTGGATAGCTGAGAGCATAGACCCAAGCTCAGTGCCAAGCTCCGCAGCTTCGACCACTACAACCTGGTTTTGCGCATCACATAGCAGCATGTGCGCCATGGCCGCATCAAACATCACGCGCTGACCACCTGAAAGTCCAGAATAAGGCACTGCCGCGCGCTCCATGTTCCACGCAAAAGACAGCTTGCCGGTCTCATCGTCGATGCTCACCGCCGCATTACCGTGCGGCAAGAACATATCCAGCGCGGCCTCGATGTCGGTTATGCTGCTGTCCATGGCCTGCGCTTTTTTCAGCTTGAGGTCTTTCAAGCTCTTGCGCAGCTCAGTTGCCTGCTTTTCAGCTTCACCAGCGGCCTGCTTTGCTTTCGCTGCACTTTCATCTATGCCAGCAGCACGATTCAAAACCCTCTCGTTTTCGCGCATGGTTTCAAGTTGCTGCTGAAGTCCAGCTTTGCGTTGTTCGAGCATTTCTATTGTGTTCATATCGACCTACCTTTCCTTGTTCTTATAGTCACTTACACGCCTATGATAAAAATCGCCGCAGACACTCATCGAACGGCAGGCGCTCTTCATTATCCCCGGCCCGGTTGCGGGAAAGCAGGTCTGCCAGCGTCCCACCTCCATGCGCGGAATGTCCGTTCTTATGCGCACGCCTTATGCGCTCCGGCAATTCGTCAAGCCCGTCCTGCCCATATCTGTCTTTCACCACGTCGCAAACCTGCTGCAGTGTTAAGCCTCTTTCGTAGCAGAACCCGTCAGCGATAGTTGTGTAAAAGTTGTATTTACCTTTATGGTAACAGAGTATATTCGCGCCATTATCCCCTCCAGGTCTTTTAGTTCCATCTTCCACCCACCTTTCCGGCTTCCGCATATCTGAAAGCGCCCGCGTCAAATCCATGCTGGAGCGTCGCAATGCGCCTGACTCTTTGGGGATCATGCAACAGTATTGTGACTTCTTACTCTGTGCCTTTTCGTACTCATCAACGCGCTGCAAAAACCGCATCGCCTCTTTCTTAGCTGCCTGTATTTTTTCAATATCTATGCTGCGCTCCTTTACCAATCATCCTACCAGTTTTTCCCTGAATTTTTCTTCAATCCAACAGTCGGTAACTGCTCCATTTTCAGCATCAACAGCAAGTGTCAGCGGAACTTCCCCGAAGTGCCTTAGATAATTAATAGCATCCTCTGGAAGTCCGGCTTTCTCACCAGCCTTAATCAAACGTTCTGGCGACAAGCTGGCATAAACATCAATCAGCATGACTCCACCCTCCTCAACTCACGCTTGCAAACCATCATCGCCGGGCATGTGGCACCGCACTGCTGCGATTGCAGTACATCCATGACTTTCTGCAGGCCGCTGGATGTGTCATCAGCCTCCTCACGGTGAGCCCTTCCATCACGCTGCACGGTGTCCTGCGGCGGCTGCGGCTGTGGGTCTTCAGGGGTGCAATCATAGCTCCAGTTGTACTCGCTTTGCTGATTCTTGACCTGCTCTGCCGCATCTTCTGCTTTCCGCTGTTGCTGAGCTTCGTATGCCTCCTGCCGCGCTTTCTCCAGCTCTGTACGCACCGTTTCAAGCTCTTCCTCGGCCTGCTTGCGCTGTGCTGTGACTTCGGCAAGCGTCATGCCCGGCAACTCCATTTCAGAACGGTCTTTTTCGAGCTGTGCCGCCATGTCGCGCTTGCTTTTTGCCAGCGCCTGAGCTTCCTTCAGATCATCGTTCGTTGAGTTGATTTCCTTGTTAAGGGATGCAACGTCGATATACGGAGGGTAGAGCGTGAAAAGATGCTCGATCTTCTTTGTATCTGACAGACTGAAAAACGCGTGTATGTCTGCGACCTGAACTCCGGTTCCGGCAATGGCAGCGTTGAAGTCGGCCTGCTTTGCACTTGAACCGTTAATGCTGTAGCTCTGGCGCACAGAGCCGGTCTTTGTCATCGTCAGTGTGCGCTCGTATGTTTTGCCGCCGATGACTGCTCCAACGGTAATTTTATGGTCATCAGCTGCCGCCAACGCGTGGAAAATATCAGCCGGTTTCTTGCTGAGCCCCGCTGAATGCACTGTGCCTGTAAGCAGCAATTCCAGCGCCATTGTCCGGGAGCTTTTGCCGCTACCTACATTGCCGACAAAAAGCGTCTGTTTCCCTATTTTATCTTCAAAGACCAGGCCCTTGAAGTTCTCTGCGTAAATCTTTTCAACCATCTTCACACCTCCCGTAATGGCCCGGCTCCGTCAAGAACCGGGCTCATCAAAATAACCTACTCCTTACACCTGCTCATCAAGGACCATGTCAATGGCCCTTAGCACAGCACCTGCCACTTGAGGGTTAACCTCCTCCTCGGTTACAGCGAGCTTTTTAAGCGCAGCCTCGTACTCACCGGCGAATTCCTTCTTAGCCACCTGCAAGTTCTGCCAGTTGCGCTTTTCCTCTTCCGTCGACTCCTCTACGTTCTCCTGTGTTTCTGCCGGAGCCGCTGCGGGCGCTTCAGCCTGTGCGCTGCCACCACTGAACAGCGCATGCTGCACTTCCGGAATGTCTTCAGCGTCTGCGCCGTCCAGAATGTCGGATTCGGTCTCAATCGTGTCTGTGCCGGAAATCACTTTAGCCGGGGGCGTGTCTGCGTCACCGCTGATAACGTTCTCAATCTGCTTGACTCCATCCATAAACTGCGCTGCGGTAAAGCCAATATTACCGCCGTGCTCGGGGCGATATGCCGTCATTTCCACGCGCCACTGGCTCCACTTGCCGTCCTCGGGCGTTTTGTCGATTCCGAACAGATGCTTCAGCGCATTACGCTGTGCGAAGGTTTGCGCAAACTCCATGGCTTTCTTCTGGCGATTAAGTGTCTGCCCCAGGAATTTAACAGCCTCCTCGTGTCCGGCGTTGAGATACAGCGATACGGCGAAGTCGATATTGTACTCGCACCAGAAACCATCTTCCGTAGGCGGCTGGCCCTTGGGACGCAAGCGGAAGGCTTGGGGACAATACTTTGCTTTGCCGATCATGTCAGTTTTGAGGTACGTCACCAGGTCAAACACTGCTGTACGATCAGACACTACTGGCTGACCGCCTTTGCCATACCGGAAAGCCAGCGCGCGACAGTGTACCTCGATGACATTTCCCTGCTCATCGCGGCGGCAAAACGGGTTGGGTTGCTCCACGCCGTCAACTACAACCGTAGGGGCGTTAATGACCTGGGCCCCCGCACCTTCAGCAAGACGCTGGTAGCCAAAGGCCGAAATCGTGAAAGGTCCGTTTCTGACGGGCTGCGTGAGAGTGCCGTCAGCTTCGGAAAGCATGACAGCCTGCCTGGTGCCGATGATCCGGCCCTTGCTGTCACGCAGGGCGAACACTTCATTGTCACCCAGGGCGGCAATGTCTTTATTGACCAGCTGCCCCATGTACTTGCCGACCAACTGCGCTTTTTCTTTGTAGTCGGTCTTCATCAGTTCTTGCAGCGCACCTCGCGCCTGTTCTTTCAGCTCTTCAGTTGCCATAGTTCTACCTCCCTTTTGGGCTTAGAGAATCGTTACTGTTCGGTGTAACGATATCCAAAAAGGTAGAACCGTACAACTAAAATCTACATTACAGGGCATTTTCTCTGTAAGTGATTATATTTCGTGGATTTTTGGTGGCAGGTTAAATCAGGTGGATTGCGACAGGAAATATTGACGCCCCCACGGACACGGAACACCGGACAGGCACGACCACCCGTAGCGACATGTCAGGCGCAGGCGGCGGCAGAACCTCCAGATGAAGCGTAGCCGCTCAGCTGCAAAGCTTTCTATTTCATGCGGTTGAGCGCCGGGCTCGTGCTGCACCAGATAGTCCCGCAGGCGGTCTTTTGAGATGAACTGCCTATGTTTGAGGAAGTGGCTGAAGTTTACGATGTTCGGCACGATCAGGCTTGTCGATACCAACACTGCCTCCAGTTCGACGTTTCCCATGCCGAAATCTGAATAGTATTGCATCGTGCATCGGTCGTGGTGCTGCAGAACAGCATGGGCGAGTTCGTGTCCGAATATCTGGCGCAGTTTTATTGGGGGGATGGTGTGGGTTGTAGAGGATTACCCGCTTGCCGGTTTTTTCGCATACTGTCACACCGGCTTTAATGCTCGGCTCGCGGATAATTTCAACGTTGTGCAGCCTGGCTATGCGGTACATCTCTTTTATCGTGTATGGTTTCCTATCAAAGTGCGGTATTTTGTGCTGTATTTCAAACAATTTGCGGCGAAATTCACCCATAAAATAATTTAGCTCCGAACCTTTTGTGCCGTTTCTCCAGTGCTGCAACGATAGTTTTCAACTCACCCGCGTAGCTCTCATAAAAGGTGGCCATGCTGATTCTCCCATCCATAAACTCGTTCCACTTTTCCGGTTGATATCCGAGCAGCATGCCTTCTATGCCGAACTGCCTGTTCGTGAGTTCGACAATCCGGTGCGCCTGGGCTTCAGAATTGGATGGAAGCTGCTCGACCTGCCCGTAAAAAGGGAAAAAGCCATAGCCTTCAATGATATTGCGGCCAATGCGGATCACATCTTCAACGTTAATGCCGTATTCCTTCGCCAAGCCCTCCTGCAGCGTTTCCGACGGCTTGCGCTTGCCCTGAAATACCTGCGAGATGTGTGTTGTTGTGTAGCCTAAATCTTTGGCGATAGCCTTTTGTTCTCGCTGTTGCCAGCCGTGGTCTCTCAGCGCCTTGATACCGGCAACAAAACATTCCCACATTTTTGCCTTAGACATGCCTTGCCTCCGCTGTCTGGTTAACTTCTGTAACGTTAATTATCCACTTCAAGTAGATTTGTCAATGCCGAATTAACGTTTTCAAATAACGAAAAGGGTTGACACCTGTCGCGCTTCATGTAGATTATTGCTCAGTCGGTCTACATTTTTGCAAACGGAGAATAGCTATGAAAATCAGTGAATTGAATTTGAAGGCAATGGCGAGCGCTGCAGGCGTGACACCGGAAGAGTTGTGGGATGTGCTGGCGGGTGGCACGGCTGCAAGCCTGGAGATTGCCGAGGCTATCAGTGTCGAGGCTGGAATTTCGGCCCGGACGCTGTGTTTTGAGACTGCAGCGCGCATTCGCCCGGGTGTCCTGGACTGGATCGCGCATCATGTCGGCACGTCAAAGAATCACGCTTGGCGCATCATGAACGGCCTGTGCCTGCCGAGCCCGAAGATGGCGCACAGGCTGGAGGCATTCAGCGGCATACCCGCGCGCGCATGGGTGAAGGGTGAGAGCTGGATGGTTGCAGGGCAGAGGGAAGTTGAGGAGGTGTGAAGGGATGGAATTTTCAACTGAAACGCAGAATATACAGGTATTAAAACACTTCAAGCAGGGCGGCACTCTCACTGCCCTTGAAGCCGTGCATAGGTTCGGAATTACGCGGCTTTCTGCCAGGGTGTACGACCTGAAGAATATGGGGTACCGCGTCATTGATTCGTGGGAGGTGAACGATAGTACCGGTAAGCGTTTTAAGCGGTATGGATTGGGTGCTGAGCACTGAAAGGCAAAGCCCCAGCTAAATAAATAGCCGGGGCTTTGGAGGGAAGAGAAGAAAGGAGGTGTTGGCGCAGGTGTATTCGTGCGCGTACTATTCGCATTGGGACAAGGACGAAATGCAAAAACAGAGGAGCAGATAATGGACGCAAAAATCAAGAATGGTAGGGGTTTGAACATGAAAGCCGTGGCAGAGAAGAACAGAAAGAGGGTGCTGGATTACTTTGGAAAACACCCTTACAGCACCAGGGGTGAGTGTTGCGAAAAGCTGGGGCTTACGTACAAGACAGTACAGAAGCACCTTGGAAGTAAATTGAAATCAAAGTAGCAATCCGGAGGAGTATAAAATGGCGAGACCAGTCAAGGGAACTGTTGATTATTTTCCGCACGCTACTTCACACGGGGCAACGCTGTTTATCCTCGAAGAGCGATGGGGGAACGATGGATATGCGTTTTGGTTCAAGCTGTTAGAGATACTTGGCAGTAAAGAGGGTTTGCATGTTGATATGCAGAAACCCCAGAATTGGAGGTTTCTGCTGGCAAAAACTAAGCAGGACGAAGTTTCTGCATCCGAAATGCTTGAGTGCCTGGCAGAACTCGGTGCTATAGACCCTGATTTGTGGGAAATGGGGGTGGTGTTTTCGCAGAATTTTGTTGATGGTGTATCTGATGCTTTTAGGCGCAGAAAGGTGTTTCTACCGTCTAAAACATCTTTACTTGAGAGTTTCTGCCGTCAAAAACCCGCCGAAACAGATGTTTCTGATGGTAATGTGACGGAAAAAACCGGGAAAGGAAAGGAAAGGAAAGGAAAGGAAAGAGAGATTAAAGGAAAAGAGAAAGACCGCGCCAGCTCTTCCGAGCTGTCGCAAGACTCGCGCTCGACAGAAGGCCAAGGTGATGTGAAGTCGCAATCTTCGTCAAGCAGAAGGGAGCCATACACTCAGGAGTTCCTGGCTTTCTGGGCTGAGTACCCGAACAAGGTTGGCAAGAAGGCAGCTTTTAACGCATGGAAACGATCAGCGAAGGAGCGTCCACCCATCGAGCAAATACTTGCAGCCGTGCGAATGCAATGTGATTCAGCGCAGTGGCAGAAGAACGGAGGCCAGTACATCCCAAACCCTGCGACATGGATCAACCAGGGTCGATGGGATGATGAGGTGCTGGACGTAAAAGAGGAACGACCCATGAGCCACAGGGAGCGCGTAAATCAGGATGCGTATAATGGGTTTATGGAGATGGATATTGATCTTGAGAGGTTCAAAGGAGCTTAGGGATGACACAGGACGATAAAAAAAGGTTTCTGCAGATAATGGCAGGCTTGGCTGAAAACTTCGGTGCTCAGACAACCAGAGAGGGCATAGCAATGCGCTTTGCGGCGCTGGCCGAGTATTCCATCGAGCAGGTGGAGCAGGCAGCGTACAAGCTGCTGCGCAATCGCAAGTACACGACTATGCCGACCGTGGCTGACTTTATCGAGCACATGAACGGCGGCAACGTGGCAGACCGGGCAGAGATCGAAGCTGCGAAGGTGTGCCGGGCCGTGGCTGAGGTCGGTGCATACGGAACCGTTGCGTTTGATGACCCGGTAACGCAGGCGGTTATCGAATACGGCTATGGCGGCTGGCCTAAGCTGTGCCATTGCGATGAGCTGGACAGGGGGGACCACAAGTGGTTCCGGCATAGTTTCGTGAAAATATACACGTCCTACAGCAACCAGGGGCTTGAATATCGCGGTGCGCTCCCGGGCATTACTGACGCAGCTAACCAACTGAACGGCTATGAGCGTGATGAGGGCGTTGCCCTGGTGGGGGATCAATCAAAAGCGCAGGGAGTGCTTGATTCTCAGAACGACAACAGCCGGATGCGTATCACGAAGACGCGGGATGTGAACCGGAGTATTGGCGTTGATGAGCGCGTTGCTCTGCCCGAGCCAGAAAAGGAAGAACCCTTTGTTATTGAGGACTTGGACGAACATTGCGAAAAAGGCAAGCAGAAAGTGTCTGAGTTGATGAGGTCGATAAGCATTGGAAGTGGCGAGTAATTTTGTAAATTAAGCTGCCCTAATTTTACCTAATTAAAGGAAATTTATGCGAGAAGATAGAGTTCATTTGTACTGGTGCCCGATGGCGCGAGTGTGCATACAAAAGGAAAAGAACGATGGAAGCGTAGAAGCATTGAGCGTGAGTTTTAACCGGTCTACCCGGGCTGATGGAGCGATGCACGACCCGGTGCTGTCGCAATCGGCGCGCTGCCTGGGGCCGATGTGCGCATGCTGGAAGCCCTCGGCGTGGAATCTGGTGCGTCTGTTGCCCATTATCGGCTATTTTTACACCAAGCGCGGCAAATGTGGGTTGCGATATTGACGTTAAGTATGTCTCTCGCTTTCATTTTGCCGCCTGTAATCCATTTTTATTTTAAATTCGACTCGTAAGACGTTTAGGGGTTCGGATTGCCTTAGAGGGGCGATTTTAAATCTCGGAAGAAAAAAACTGCGAGTTTCGACATTGATTTAGCTTGACACAATCAACATGTAGTGCATACTGAGCGGGAACAGTAACCGTCTTGAATGGAGGTAAGAAGTTAAGTTTTATGGCAGGAAGGAATTTCAATACCAACACGGAAGACAAGGATGAGTGGCTCACGCCTCCATCTGTAGTTGAGGCTCTTGGCCAGTTTGACCTTGATCCATGCGCTCCGGTCCCGGAGAGGCGCCCCTGGAGTATGGCTGACCGGCACTTTAGCGTGGTTGACAATGGTCTTTTGCAGTCGTGGCAGGGCAGGGTGTGGTGCAACCCTCCTTATGGCAGGGAGACGTTTAAGTGGTTGGACAAACTGGCAAGCCATGGGAATGGCATAGCCCTTATTTTTGCCAGAACTGAAACTAAGGGTTTTCATTCAGAGATATGGGGGAGGGCTGATGCTGTTTTCTTTTTTAAGGGCCGTTTGAGGTTTCACAGGGTAACGGGAGAGCAGGGCGACACAGCAAATGCGCCAAGCTGCCTGGTTGCTTACGGAAGAGGGAATGTCGAGGCCATAAGAAATAGCGGCCTCAAAGGTAAGTTAATTTTACTGAAATAAGAGGTGTTTATGTTCGGAAAAAAGGTAAATTTGGCACGATTCGCTTACGAGGGCGACATTGACCCAGAAGTTTTTGCAACCTGTAAGTTTCATCCCATCAGCGAGCCTACCCAGGCCGCAAGCATCGGGTTCCACAAGCCTGAGCATGCTGCAGATGGTGAGCTGTGGTTCTGCAGCGCAGATAATCGCTTCATCTTCGCCGCAATGCGGATTGATGAGCGGCGTATCCCGGGCGCGATCAAAAAAGAGGCCATGGAGCAGAAGAAAAAAGAGTTCCTGGAGCAAACTGGCTTCGAGACCGTGCCCCGCAAGGAAAAACAGGAGCTTGAAGAGCAGGTGATGCTCGAACTCCTACCTCAGACCCTGCCTACCCCTGAGACCGTCAATGTAGTTTTTGATACGAAGCGGCGCATGGTCTACCTGGACACGAGCAAAACAGCCAGCATTGACTCATTTTTCGCCCTGTTTCGGGCCACACATCCTGACGGACAGCATTTATATCGCATGGACGGGCAGCGCATAGCCGGAACTACTGACCGCTCCCCTGAATCGTTGGCACGCGGCTTTATGGAGCACCTGCTTTTAAAAGGTGTCAGCGTAGATTTGCGCGTGGACGATGTGGAGGACATGACTATCCACGGCTACGTGCATGAAAAGGTGGTGTTCGTTAACGCCGAAGAGACTCGGTATAACATTACCGGGTATTTCGACATGGAGAAGATGCGCGAGAACTGGACATCGGTAAACGAGGTTAAGCAGGCGCATATCTGTTTCACCTCTGCCGACGAACGCCATGCACATTCATTTACGACAGACCACACGTTGATTTGTAAGGGCGTTACTATGATGCCGGTAGATGAGTGCCCTACCCCTTACGACATGTACGATCTGCGGGCGCTGCAGATAGCCGTGTTCTATGAGATTTTTGATGCTGTGTTTATGGAGTATTTCGAGGAGGCTGCCCATGGTTCGGGCGCTGTATAAACTGCGGCTGGCGCTGCTCAGGCGCAAGGTTGAACGTCTTGAGCGGCGAATTGCGCGCCTGCGTTATCGCAGGGATGGTATTGTTATACGGCTTTTGCGAGGGACTATGAGACACCTAGATTTATTCAGCGGCATAGGCGGGTTCGCCCTTGCTGCACGATGGGCCGGGATTGAGACGGTAGCATTTTGCGAGATTGAAGAGTTCCCGCGAAAGGTGCTGGCGAAAAACTTTCCAGGCATACCTATACACCGAGACATCCACGATTTAGACGGGAGCGAATATGAAGGGATCGACCTCATCACCGGTGGCTACCCCTGCCAGCCATTCAGCCTTGCGGGGAATAGAAAAGGCGCAGAAGATGACCGCCACCTCTGGCCGGAAATGTTTAGAGTTATTACACAGGCAAGACCAAGATTTATCGTTGCCGAGAATGTTATTGGACACCTTAGCTTGGGGTTCGACAAGGTGTGCGATGACCTGGAAGGCGAAGGATACCAAGTATGGCCGTTTGTTATTCCAGCTTGTGCCAAAGATGCCCCGCACAAAAGAGATAGAGTTTGGACTGTGGCCTACTCCAACGAAAAGCAGAAAGGGGCCGTCGGGTTCGGCAGGGTGCCGGAAAGCAAAAGAGATGCTTGGCCGGGACTGGTACTACCCAGAAGAGAGCGAGTGGCTGATGGGATACCCAATTGGGTGGACAGATGTGGAGCCGTAGGAAACGCCATAGTACCTCAAGTGGCCTATGAGATACTGCGGGCTATCAGAGCCGTATAACGATAAGGGTAACCGGAGCCAGGAGACGCCATGACGAAGAACTTTGACGAAACTACAGGGGCCGCCGCGTGGCCTGGGGTCCGCGTTGACCCGCTTGTTATGCGCTTGCGCCGATTCAACGAGTGGAGGCGCGGAGCGGAATTAGAGCAGCCAGAACCGGCCCAGATCGGTGCTGACATCGACGAGGCGGCGGCGATGCTGGAGTCGATGTCCCGCGCGATAGTTGACGCGCTGGAAAACAATCTGCACCTGGCGGACGGGGACGAATGCACTCTGATTGACCTGGTGAGGCTGGCCCGTGGCGCATAACGGATACGGATAAGCGGTGGATTGCTGCCGCTTGCGTACCAACGAGGTAATCAAACTAGCAGCATGTAACAACCATCCGCTTGATTAGGTTGTTATAATGCAAGGAGTTGATATGAAAAAAGATAAGTTCGATAAATGTAAAACTTGTAAACACCACGACAAGGAAAAAAGTAACCAGAACTTTAACGTGTGCAAGGCACTGGCTCTTGACCCAGTGATAGATGGTACGGCGGATAACTGCTCAAAATTTGAAGCATTATAACGGGGAGGTAAGACGCGCCGCAGAGACTGGCGCGAACCACCGAGATTTCCGGGCGAACGCGAAATGAGTCGCGCGTCGTCTTCACTGGTTGGTTAGGAAACTTTTACGGAGGACAAAGTGCCAAAATACAAAATCAGGTCTGGCGAGTTGGATGTGACAATCGAAGGCGGAGAAACCGCAACCGCAAAAGCGCTGGCAATAATGGCTGTCGCCAAAAGCGAACCGAAAGTGATGGGGGAAATCCTCGGCGTATCCGGCGGGAAATTCACCGGAGACGAAGAGGTTTATTTCAGCACCGAACGGTTGTTGGAGGAAATGGGAATATCCCACGGACCTGTTTCCTAACGTGTGAAGTCAGCGGATTGCGGAGGATACGATGGAAAGAGACTTGAGAGCAGAGGGGTGGGGCCCGGAAGACTGCTACCCAGAAACAGACGCGGGTAGCAATTCCGCTGCACTGGATTGTTGTATTGCAAACCCTTCGGAGGAGGGACGGTTTAAAAGGTCGAAAGCGAAGCGCTGCTGGATATGTGGAAACAAGCTGCGCGGTGGTAAAAATTACCCGCGAACCATCGACGGCCATAAACGAGACATGCACAAGTTCTGTGCGGAAGAACATGATAAAGCCGAGGCCAGTTCGGATAACGCATTCTGCATGGAATATTGAGCAATACAACAGTAGATAGGCAGACTGCATAAACCGGTAAATAAACAAAATACGCTATGTAAGCAGCAGATATCACTCATTTATGGTGATAGACAGATCAGTATAAACCGTAAAGAAAGGCATTAGCATGAGCGTCAACAAAGTAATCCTCGTAAATTTGTATGTTGAAAAAATGATGAGCATACCGGAGATATCACGAGAGACGGGAATACCTCAATCAACCGTTAGAAATAGACTTTTAAAAGAAGGTGTTGTTTTAAGGTCAAGGGCTGATGGTGTGAGGAACTGTAAAACTCTCGGACAACACCTAAAGGGTAAAAATCGTCACTTCTCAGACCAATGGAAAAAGAATATTTCAAAGGGTCGCAAAGCATGGGGACGCATCAATGCGCGTGGATTTAGAGTTAAACAGAACGGATATTATGATGTGACTGTTGGACCTAATAAAAAGGCAAAGGTGTTCACGTTGTTATCATGGAAGCGATTCTTGGCCGAGAAATGTCACCAGACGAAGTTGTACACCATATTGACGGCAACCCAGGCAACAATGATCCATTAAATCTAAAGGTTATGGATAAAAGTGAACACTTGAGACTCCATAGGAAAATTGACAGCAGAAGCCGCGGAGAAGATGGGCGTTTTATAAAGGAGAAAACCAATGTCAGTTAACCTCGTAATTCTCGTTGGTAACCTCGGCGCAGATCCAGAACTGCGCTACACGCCATCCGGTGCCGCCGTAGTCAACTTCTCGCTGGCCACCAGCGAAACCTATAAAGACCGCGACGGTAACCGCCAGACAAAAACCGAGTGGCACAACATCGTTGCCTGGCGACAGCTCGCCGAGATCTGCGGCAAGTACCTGCACAAAGGAAAACAGGTCTACATAGAAGGTTCACTGCAAACTCGAAAATGGCAAGACCGCGACGGAAACGACCGCTATACAACGGAAATTGTTGCCAACCAGATGCAGATGCTTGGCGGTCGTGATGATAGTCAATGCGGTGGACAAAACCGTGGACATTCTCAACCTGCAAACAATGGTCAAAACACTGAAAATACTAGTGGTATTGGTGGACATTCTGGTGGACAAGGACAGCCCCGTGCAGGTTATCAGAACGATCCGAATTATCGGCAAGGCCAGCAACATGGCCCGATGTATGAGGAACCAGTGTTTGATCCTGACAAGGATATTCCCTTTTAGTACGAGGTTAAAATGGACAGGGCAAGAATATTTCACATCACAAAGAAAATGAAAAAAGACGAACTTCAAGCGCACGCAATGCGCTTACACGAAGTGGCCGACGCTTTACGTGAATATATCGACGCAATACCGGAAGAAGTTGCCGCAAAATTGCCAGCTATGCCTGGCATTGATAGAGACTACGTTGACCGGGTTGTTGACATTTAAAAACGGGGCGAAAGCGCCGGGTAATTTATGGGGGATGAGTGATGCAAGAAATTAAGTTTCGTTTTTATGATCCAGATGAACACAAGATGTTCGATGTGTTGAATATCGAGTTTGAAGGGAGACCATCAGTTGTTTTACAGCGAAGGCCAACCATAAGAAGACCTATTGATCTTGGGTATCTGATGCAGTTCACCAGCATGAAAGACAAGAACGGCGTCGAGATTTACGAGGGTGATATTGTTGAGTGTATATCAGCGTATGGCGGGATGTTTAAAGCGCAGGTTGTTTTTTGTGATGGATGTTTTGAAATAAAACAAAAAAGAGGTGGGGAGGATTATTTTAGGGATTACTTGAAATGTCTTACCGTAAACAGGGCTGTACGTGTCATCGGCAACATCCACGAAAATCCTGAACTGGTAGGTGAGTGATGAACATAAGCAAAGAACGCCTTGAAAAAGGCTTGTATTGGGAAAAAGCGTGGAAGTTAACGGACGGTTGCACGAAAGTTTCAGCCGGGTGTGACAACTGTTGGAGTGAGGCTGAAACGAACATGAGGGCAAATCATCCAAACACCAAAATCATGAAACGGGCAAGAGCAGTTTCTGTTCATCCGACAGAAGACAGAAGTGTTCCTGCTGGAGGTTTCAGCGGCGACATCATCATGCGCGAAGACAACCTTGACTTGCCGTTGAAAACGCGCAAGCCGACAGTGTTTGCAATCTGGAATGACCTGTATCACGAAGACGTAACAGACGAGTTCCGTGATCGTGCTTACGCGGTGATGGCAATGTGTCCGCAGCATACATTTTTGGTTCTGACTAAACGGGCAAATGAAATGAGAGAATATTTCGAAAAAACACAAGTTGTGTTTATTTGCAACCACACTGACAACCACAGATTCCCTCTAAATAATGTCTGGCACGGCGTCACATGCGAGAACCAAGAAACGGCAGACGAGCGCATTCCTCACTTGCTTGATGTCCCCGGTAAACGCTTTGTCAGTATCGAGCCGATGCTTAGCGCTATCGACTTAATGCTTGAAAATGATACCGATTGGTGCTGTCCAGAATGTAATTCTTTCAACGTCCATGAAATAGGATATGAGAATGATTTTGGATCATTTGAGTGCGAAAACTGCAAATATGTCGGCGGTCCTGGTGAAGATTTCCCATATAAAAGTAAAATCCACGCCGTACTTCTCGGCGGCGAATCAGGAAAGAACGCACGGCCTATTCACCCTAATTGGGTGAGAGATATCCGCAACCAGTGCGAAGCCAGCGGAGTGCCGCTGTTTATAAAACAACTGCACATCGACGGAAAACTTGTTAAGGAAATAGATAAATTTCCTGAAGACCTGAGAATAAGGGAGCTTCCTTATGCCATACAAAGACCCTGAAATTGCGAAGAAGAAGGCGATGGAGAGGAAGAAAAGGTGGCAATCAAGAGAAAGGTTGAAGCGCATTGAATCCGGACTTCCTGCAGATGGGCGTGGCAGGCATGGGAATCATCAGAGTGGAACTGGTCATCACCGATGGAACGGAAAACAGATAAAAAATTCAGACGGATATATAAAGGTTCGTGTCGGCGTTGGTCACAAGTATGCAGATCTAAATGGATACGCATATGAGCACGTTATAGTGTGGGCGTCAAACGGCTTCGATCTTCCTGATGGAATGATCATTCACCATCGGAACGGAGATAAGGGCGATAACAGGATAGAAAATCTTGAGTGTATGTCACGGACTGATCACAACGCGGAGCACGGAAATAAAAAACTTAGTAAGTCTGATGTCGTCACTATCAGGGCTCTGTACCAATCCGGTGTTTACCAAAAACAAATAGCCAATCATTTTGGCGTAGCGCATCAAACGATATCAAAGATTGTTCGTGGTGAGGCCAGGAAAAATGATCCTGGCCCCATGGTTAAGAAAAATGAAAGGGATAGGGATAGCAATGGACATTTTGTATAAAGCAGGCCGAGAGCTGAACGGCAAGACTCATGACGATCTTCCGTGGTTGGAGGTGTGAGTGATGGAATATACAATAGAGTGTAAAAGATGTGGATGCCTTTTTATTCCCGGATGGTCGGGAATGACAGAAGTGTGTGCCGGGTGCCTTGAAAAGGAAAATACTGAGCTACGATCAGAGCTTGACGCAACTGAGAACAACATGGAGGCGCTGACGGAACTATTCGATGAGGTTGTCAAAGAGCGTGACGCTCAAAAACAAGTTCGTGGAGATTATGCAGGGATCATTCACAACATGGTTGTCTCACTACAGTCGGCATGGATTGAGTGGCAACATGGTGAAGGAGCTGAAAAAGCAATGATTCACATTCACAATATGCTTGACGGCCCAGGTCAGATTCCAGACGAAAACGATCCATACGGTAAAGACTCTGAAATGTATTACGCTGCCAACCGACACGACCCGTACCCTGTGTGCTTTTGCGGAAAACCTTCTGTTATTGCATGCGGAGATAAAGGCTACTGCTGTGAAGAACACTTCAACCAAGGAGAGGGTGAATAATGGCAGATAAATGCAAACACTGTGAATATCGCGGCGACATGGAGAAGTGTGAAGCGGCTGAGTGTGCCCAGCATGAAAACTGGTATGTGGTTGAGGTCGTTAAGCAGCGTGACGAGATTTTGAAAAAGTGGGACTACTACCAGGAATTCACCAAAGTTCACGGCTCAAACGGGATAACCGATTTGGTTGTCCAGAGAGATGATGTGATTAAAGAACGTGACGAACTTCGCGCACAGTTGGCGCGGTGTGTTAAGGCAATAACAGGTCCAATGATTGTTGATCTGGCAGGACAATATGCTTTCTTAGACTCACTACCACAACAAGCAAAATTTGACGCCGAAGTGCTGCGGTGTGCGGAAAAACAGACGGAATTCGATATAGATACTCCGGAACACACTGGGAGATTTATCGCTGCGTGTCAAGAAACGATCCGTGCCGTTCGCGCCGCAAAGGATGGTGAATGATGAAGTGGGTATTTTTAATTGCAGGATGGTATTTCACAATTGCAAATAATATTTGTGAAGGACTTATTTGTTTTTCGGCGTCGGTAATACTCCTGAGTATAGACATTGCTGTCGATAAAATAAAGGAAGTATAAAATGAAACGCTATCGCTCAAGAAAATACCTTACATGGGTTCGCAAGCAGCCATGCGTTATGTGCGGAAGACCAGCAGGGCAGGCGCACCACATCAAAGGTGTTGGTTTTCTCTCTGGCGCTGGCCTCAAGGCCGATGATAGTCTGGTTATCCCGGTATGCG